ACTGCTCATACAGATAGGTTCATCGAGCTAATGAAAGGAACAATCTCTGCTCTGGACAACCCCCCATATGACCTAGTAGACAGTGCTAAGTGGAGAGCTAGGCAAGAACGTGAGTATTTAAGCGTAGAATTAACCTGTACGGAGATTGATGAATATGATACTAGCGATGCTAATTGTTCTTGTCGTGAATACATCAAAGGGTTTAATTCACAATCTATCTCGATAGCGGCAAAAATTAATGACGTGAGAGAATGGACTATTAAAAAGGGTAAAAGCAAGGGTCAAACTATGGCTTTCTTAAAAATAAGCGATGGAACCTGTGCCCTTGACAACGTAACCATGTTTTCAGAGGCTTGGGAGAAGCATCGAGAGGACGTAACAAGAGACAGCATATTGCTTTTTCGTGGATCACGCGACCAAAATCGCGGAAGTTTTCTGGTAAAGCGTGTGCAAAAACTAACCTAACAATATATAATAAAGGTATAGCATGGATAAACTAATTGAAGACAACATGCCTCTCGTGGCATCTATTGTCAATAAGTTTGAGCCCAGAAATCACACCGAACGACAAGACTTGCTTGACGCTGGTAGAATTGGATTATGGAAAGCACTACAGAAATATGATCCTTCTAAAGGAAATCTTATCTCCACCTATGCTTGGCGACCAATTCAGTGGGCAATTATTCGCGAACTTAAAGCTCGACAACGACATAGTTCTATTGAAGATGCCCCTACTCCATCTATGATGACTCCTGAAAGAGTTTGGGAATACTTCACTTCCGATATGAATGACGAAGAAAAACGATTGATAGAGTTGAGATGCCAAGGATACAAGTTCCGCGAAATCTGTGAGATTGTAGGCGATACGCCATCTGCTGTCAAGAACCGCTTCTATAAAGCCTTACGTAAGATCAGAGAAGGAAACGATGCGTAAAAAGAAAATCCTAGTTGTAACAGAATCACACAAATTAGCTTCTGGATTTGGAGTATATGGGATAGAGATCCTTAAGAGGCTGCATAAGACGGGGAAGTACGAGCTTGCTGAGCTAGCCTGTTATTGTAGTCCTACTTCGGTAGACCAGCAGTCAGATTGGCTCACCTATGGGGTGGCTCCTATGGAGGGAGAGGAAGGCTATGCCAAAGAGCATACAGCCCAGCCTCAAGTCCAATGGGGCATTGTTCGTTTTGAACGTGCCTGTCTAGACTTTAAGCCTGATATTGTGATTACTTATCGTGACCCTTGGATGGATGCCTATATTGCAGATAGTCCATTCTTACCCTTCTTTCACTGGGTTTGGATGCCTACTATTGACTCTGAGCCACAAAAGCTAGAGTGGCTATACCAACTCTTCAATAGATGTGATGGCCTTATGGCTTACTCAGAGTTTGGTATTCGTGCCTTAGACAAACAAACTCAAGGTCGCCTTAAGCCCGTAGGATGTGCTTCTCCAGCTATGGAAGAAGATATCTTTGGTTTAATTCCTAATAAAAAAAACCATAAACGATCATTTGGCCTTGACCCAGATAGCTTCATTGTTGGAACAGTAATGCGTAATCAAAAACGCAAGATGTTTCCTGAGTTAATGCAATCATTTAAGGACTTCTTAGATCAGGCCCCTCCAGAGATAGCTGAAAAAAGCTTTCTATATCTACATACAAGCTACCCAGAAAAAATGGGCTGGGAGATAACCTCTTTGGTACACGAGTATGGGCTAGGATCTAAGGTTTTATGTACCTATAAATGTAGAGGTTGCGGTAAGTTCTTCCCTTCTCACTTTCGTGATGCCATTACTATCTGTCGGTTCTGCAAGCACCAGAGTGCAGTAATGCCAGGAGTGTCTACAGGAGTATCCCGAGAGGAGCTAATGCAAATCTATAATCTTATGGATTGCTATGTACAGTATGCTATTTGCGAGGGCTTTGGTATGCCTCAAGTCGAAGCAGCAGCATGTGGGGTTCCTGTTGTGGCTATAGACTATAGTGCTATGGAAGATATAGTGAAACAAGTAAAAGGAGTTCCTATCGCTCCTTCCCTGGCTCGCGAAATGGAAACAAACGCTAATCGTTCAGGACCAAACAATAAAGAATTAACAAAAGCTTTATTGCTCTTGGCGTGTCAAGACAAAGATAAAGCAAAAAGGCATCGCTTAGAAACACGCAAGGGGTGTCTTGACAGATACACCTGGGATAATGCGGCAAAGGCTTGGGAGAACTATATAGATAATGTAGAGGGGAAGGGCCTAGAAGGTCAATGGAATTCTCCTCCTACAATGGCTGTTCCTCCAGATGAGCCCCCAAAGAACATGACTCATCACCAATTTGCGGAATGGGTTTGCACTCGTCTCATCCAAGACCAATACTCTGCGTTTAACTATAGGATGTTATTAATTTCTAGAAGCTTAAACTTTGGAGCAGACTTTGGCAGTGGACAACTTAAGTCCTGCACTCAAAAATCTGTGTTTGAAGAACACCTTCCTTTAGCACACCGTCGCTATCTATTTGATGCCTTGCGAACAGGGCAGGCACAGGAACATCCTCATAAATTTATAGAGGAAGCTCATAGGAGGCATAAAAAATGATAGATATACTCTATATAGGACCATACAGACAAAATGATGACTGGGGCTACACAAGCAAAGCCCTTGCTACTTTACTGGCAGCACAGGATGTTAATCTAGTGCTTCGTCCCGCCTGGTTTACTGACGAAAAAGATTCCAAGGACGTTGAGACGTTAGAAATTTACGAGGAGAATAAGCTATCGACAAAAGACATATTAATACAGCATGGCCTACCATCATTTATTAATTATAATGGTGATTTTAAAACCAACATAGCGGTCCTCTCCGTAGATAGCCGCATTGATAATACAGACTGGATTTACCATTTACAGTTGATGGACAAGATCATTGTGTTCTCTCAGTCAGAAAAGCAACTGCTAGTATCTTCGGGGATTGATTGCGATAAAGTCTTTAATTTTGACTTCCCTCCTCTACACATGATTACTAAAACTCATCATCTAGAGTTGCCATCGTCAAACACATGCTTCTATACAGTAGGAACGCTAGATACTAGGTCGGGGCTAGAAGAGATGCTGACCGCTTATCTTGCCTCCTTTAGTGTTCATGACTCAGTTCAATTTGCTGTATGCACCAGAGAAGACTTGTCTCAATCTATCCAAGATAAAGTGTCTGAGCTGAAAAGCTCCTTGGGCATATATTCCTTAAGTGAATACTACCCAAATGTTGTTGTTATTAATAATTCATCCAACGAGATAGTGAACTTCCTTCATCAAAAAGGAAATTTCTATGTTGATGCAGGATATAACTATACTCCTAATCAAAATCTTTTAAGAGCAATCGTTCACGGAAGTATTCCAATTGTTCCTGAGACAGCAGCTATACTTGGTGATGACTATGATTTCTACGTTGAAACATTTGAAGATGTACCAGTATATCCTCAGCGGCAAATTGATCACCTGTGGAGTGCTGAGTTTCTATGGAAAAAACCAAAGATTGCGAGTATAATGTCTTGTATGAAGAAGGCAGCGTTTGAAAAAGAGGAGTTTGAAAGAATTCAACAGGGACTAGCGGCCTTTAAGCAGCAGTTATTTACTGTGCCAAACAATGAAATAAAGGGCTTCTTATGTATCAATTAGAGAATATTATTAGAACAGCTACTCGATCCTCAGACGATAAGCTCAACATTATTGTAATGTGTGATAACGAAGAAGATTATATCTCAGCTTTGTGCCAGACGGGACATAATTTCTTTCTTTTTACAGAACAATATCATCTATCACAATGGAAAAGAGAGGTTAAGCATACTCCTCTGAATCTAAGAATATGCAGAAATCCCCTCTTCTCATTCGAAAGAGCGTATGATTTAATCATTTGTTTTAATAGGCTTGGACAATGGGAGACTGCTTCCGGTCTATCGAGAGCTTGGCATATTCCAATCGTTACTGTTGATATAGTAAGCAATGCTACCAAGCTTCAACACCCCTTCTTTGCTAATCTAAGCATTGATAATCCAGAGGCAATGTATCAACGGGGGGGGATTGTTACCGTAGGGTCTAGCAAATCAATCACACAGGGCTGGACCTCCACCTCAACTTCCGTCTCTACTACCATACCTATTCCTCATAATCCGATAGAGAGAAAGGTCAATCCTAGAGCTAATACAAAAATTGCAGTGGATAAGGATTTACCAGAAGAGTATATAAAGAGCCTGCCTCTTGCTTTAACTGATATCAGGTTTACCACCTCTTTGTCCGAAGCGGCCTTCTATCTTCACTTATGGCAAACCATTACTCCTAAGATGCTAGAGGCTATGGCTCTAGGAATTCCGGTAGTCACTCTTAAAAGCTCTGACTTTGATATCTTTCTAGAGAAAGGAGCTATTATTATAATTGAAAATCTAAACTCTCTTATGCAGCCAGACATTGTTCAGCAAATACTAGAGTTTGATAAAACACAGCAAGTTATAGAAAATGCTCTTTCGATAGCGACCGAAGGGCATAGTCCAGATAAATTCGTTCAGTTGTGGAACGATGTATTCAATTACGCTAGAAACTCATTCTACCTGAGAGGATAAAATGCACAAAGAAATAGAGCTGGTTGTAGCTAAAAACAATTCAGGAACTCAGATTTCAGAAGAAGAATTCGCACTCGCCCCTAATTCATTTTTTCAGAAGATCTGTGTTCAGGACGTATTAGAAATGTCTGAAAATCCTGATATCCTAGATTCAATTACAGAGAAGGTTCGTAAAGGGGGAAGTCTAATCCTTGAGGGAATAGACGCACTAGATATATGCCGCAGGGTTCATTATGGGGATATGTCTTTAAAAGAATCAGCGACTAATTTTTTCTCTAGAGTCAATAATCTGAATTCTGTGGCTACTTTGAAAATATATTTTGCACAAAAGAAATGGCCTGTTAAATTCGCAGGACTAAATAATGGCCGTTACCTAATGGAGGTCACAAGAACATGATAGACGAACAGGCTCAAGAGGTTCAAGAAGACGTAGAGATTAGTCATATCCATACCACCTGTAGAAACTGCGTCTTTGCTAAGTTTGAGAAGGACCGTCAGAAGGGATGCTCTCTTGACAAGATAAAAGATTATAAAGAGGCAGGTATTGAGGTGCTAGAAGTATTCGATGAATCTCATAAAGAGTTCTATCTAATAAATGGTAGATTCTGTTTATTTTATCGTACCCAAGAGCTTATGAAAGACTACCCTCGTAGTAGCTGGGAAGATATAGCCCGCATGACTACGAAGTGTCCCTATCAGGCCATCATCTTTTTTGAAAAAGGAAGCACCCTCCTACAACTAAAGGATATATTACACAATCTAAAAACCCAAGAGGTTGTGCCTAATATGGTGACCGTTATCAATCAGCAGTATATAGACTTTGTTAAAGATCCTGAAAATAATATTCAGCCTAGTAGCATTTTAGAGGCGATACAGGACCAAGAGTTTTATCAGTATTCATGCAAGAATGTTTATGATGACAGCTTAAGTGATAGAAGCTGGATTGATCTAGTGTTTGATTCTACCGGAGATCTATCATATCCTTTTTATGTTGTCTTCCGTTCCTCCTTCAAAGTGCCCGAAGACTTTAGTAAAGAATTGAATGATGCAATTCTAATCAAGATGATGCAGGTGGGGTTTGGAAAACCAGTAGACGACCTTAACGGAATGATTGTCAATCGTACCGCCCATAAGAAGCATGGAGGGAATGCTTTTGGTATTCATTTAGAAGACAAGATAGAGAAGTTTGAAGCTAACGGAACCAACTTTATTTGCGAGGCGAAAGAAATATGCCCATGCCTAGAATGACCTTTTTGGTTAATAATGACTACGAGCTACCTGAAGAGTATATTGTTATTCGCAACGAAAACAAGTTGCCAGAGCATGAGTTCTTTAACAAGCATACAAAGGCTCTTTTTAATCCCACAGAAAAAATAAACCCTGTGGCTTTTATTACGCAAGACACTAAGATTACAAACTCCTCTTTAGAGGCAATAGTGATTGACTTATTTAGCCGTTGCCCAGAAATAGGGTTCGTATATACAGATGCTCTAATCAAAACAAGAGGGCAAGAGTTTGTAGACTTCTTTAGCGGACGAGACTTGCCAGACGAAAGCTTCTTTGCTAATCTGACAATCCCCATCAATTTTGATGAGGGGTCCGACTCTAAAATTAGAGTGATGCAGTATATGATGCAAGCGAATAGATTATTTATCCATTTACCAGACCCTTTAATTACGGTATATAAGTAATGAGCATTCGTCATATTCATAAGCCTCACGAATTACCTCCTATTGATATTGTAATTCCTGCGGCAGGACTAGGCCGTCGTATGAAGTCTTATGGGCCAAAGCCCCTAATCCAGATCAAGAACAACACTACAATACTAGCTAACCAGCTTAAGCTATTTCGCAAGGTACTTCCTGCCTCTAATATTATTCTTGTTACAGGCTTTGATGCTGACCGGCTAATGAATAACACCCCAAGCGAAATTGTTAAAGTAGAAAACGAGCGATACGAGGATACAAATGTAGTGAGGTCTTTGGGAATGGGTCTTCGGGCTTGCAAGAGAGATGTTCTTGTGGTATATGGGGACTTAGTATTTAATGAATATGCCTTACGTACTATAGACTACAACCATTCCTCTATTCTTGTAGGAGATGAAATAATGGGAGATAAGGAAGTGGGATGTATTGTAAATAAAAAAGGAGGATTAGAGAACATGATGTATGACCTTCCTGTTAAGTGGGGTCAGATGGGGTTCTTTAAGGGTCGCGAGCTTAAGCTTCTAAAAGAATTTTGTTGGAATCCTATCTACTATTCTAGATTTGGATTTGAGGCCATCAATCATATTGTCTCAAACGGAGGCAAGGTGGCTGGTTGTTATGACAAGAAAGCAAGGGTAATTGATATTGATACTAATAAAGATTTAGAAAGGGTAGGGACGGTTATATGAAGGTATTTATTTCCCAGCATCCAGACCTAAGAGTTTATGGGTTAGCCCAAGCACTAAGGACTGTGATTCCACATACTTTCCTGTGGAACGATCAAGAGATGCCTCTATTCGATTTGATGCAGGACCAAAAGCCTGATATTCTTTTCTACCATGATAGGGATGCTCTAGATAGATCTATAGAATTGGCTCAAAAGGAATTTCCAGACACTAAGTTTGTCTTCTTCCAATTTCAACCTACTTTAAGTACCGCTACTCCTAATCTTAGAATAGGTATGACTGATGAGGTATCTAATGGTGCTGACATAATGATGGGCTACTCTACGGACATGGTGGACATGACTGGCGGTCAAGAGGCTCCTAGTTTTCTTACCGATGTAGTAGCCATAACAGACAACACAGACATAAAGAATGAATTTGAAATGTTGGCATTGAGGGTATTAAGCCACCAATTTCAAACTAAAATTTATGGCAACACTCGCGTACCAATCCCAAACTACTTGGGGCAGCTTAGACCCGACGACTATAAGAAAGCTTTTGCTTCCGCAAAGGTCTTTGTCTCATTTGATGAGCAGAGGGTTAATGATGCCTGCTATAATAATTGCACTCCTCTTGTTTTTTCTAGACAAAAAAAGGAAGAGCACAACTTCAGCAGCATTGAGGAATTGATTGAAAAATGCCAAGAGGCTATTAAAGGCAAAGAGCTACTCGCAGACAAGGTGGTCATGGCCTACCAAGATACTTACCACCACACCTTATCTGAAATATTTGATAAGCTGGGCCTTGAGGAACTAAGAGAAATAACCAAACAAAGGATATACCAATATGATAGGCGTAATTGTTGATGAGGTCGTGGGCTCGCCCCAAAACCACTTTATGTTTAAGGCTCTGAATGAGCTATCAAAAACCCAGGATGTATATTTATTTACCAGCGGCTTGAAGCAGTTGCCGATGGAGAATAAGTTTGCTATTATGCAGCAGATAGAAGCACTTCATCATCCAGGCATACTGATTGCTACTTCAATGCTATCTGCACAAGTAGCTGCGAACTGCTTAACCGCAACTAAGAAATACTACTATATTTGGCATTTTGAATGGATGCAGCTACAACAGTTTGGTTTTCAACAAATTAATAAGATTTTTTATCATGACGAGATGGAGATAATTGCACGCGGTAAGACCCACTATAATCTATTTAGTCAGCTATTTAAACAGCCTGCGGGGATTGCGTATAATTGGGATAGAGAATCGCTTGAGGAGGTGATACTATGACAACCCTAAGAGAAGAGTTTTTCGCAGAGCCAGATAGTGTTCGTTTGAAGCACTATAATAAATGGTATAATAAGGACCAATTAAGCTGGGGAGAGGTTGCCAAGCTAGTGGGGACATATCCAAACAAGGTTCGTAGAGATGCTACTAAGCTTGGAGTTCAGTCTAGAGACAAAAGAGAGGCTCAAAAAGTGGCCATCTCGGAAGGTCGAAACGAGCATCCCACAGAGGGTAAAACTCAATCACAAGAGACTAGAGCTAAGATCAGTGAAAGTCAAGGAAAAGTATGGGATGGATTGACTGAAAATGAAAGAAATGATCGGTCAAATATAGGCAAAGAAGCATGGAATAAAAAGACCCCCAGTGAGAGGGCGACCTTTTTTAAAAAGAGCAGCGAGGCGATCCAGCAGGCATCCAGAAATGGATCTAAGGCGGAGAACTTCCTGTTCGAAAAGCTCACTCAGGAGGGATATAGAGTAGACAAGCATAAAGAACATATCTTGCAGAACGAAAGGCTACATATAGACCTGTATGTTCCTTCATGTCGGGCTGCAATCGAGGTGGATGGGCCTCTACACTTTGAGCCCGTGTTTGGAGAAGACAAGCTTGAGAAGAGGCAGGCAGCAGATCAACAGAAGAATGGCCTGATTTTGTCTTCGGGAATGGTACTTATCAGAGTAAAATTAGTTAAGCGAGAATCTCAACGCTACATGAGAGAACTCTGGTCTAGCGTTGAAGAGGTTCTAGCTAAAGTAAAGAATAAGTTCCCCCCTGAACACGAGAGGTATTTTGAAGTATGAGTAATATAAAAGATGAAGATTTAAGCGTTGTAGGCATCATTGATGAGGTTATTGAAGACGAGGCTATTACTACCAACTCTTCTACCGAGCCTCAACACAAGTGTACTGATTCTGATTGGGTTGAGCATATCCTTGATCAGCTTGCAGACCATGAGCTTTCATATGGAAGTCCTACTACTGATGGACTACGACGTGTAGCTGAAGCGGTATTTGGCCAAATCCTTTTATCTGATACTCACATCCTTGAGGTTCCAGCCCAAGCCCTTACTGGTAAGTGTACTGCTAAGCATAGACTTGTCTTTGAAAGAAATGATGGTAAAGGAACCCTGGATGTTTCGGCCTGTGTCGATGTTGTCGGCAGTAAGTTGCCCTCTCCTTTTAATCAGCATATTGTTGCTACTGCATGTACAAGAGCGGAAGGCAAGGCTTTGCGTCGTGCTTTAAAGATTCGTGTACAAACAGCAGAAGAGATAATAACAACCGAAGATCCTGATGAGGATGTTGGTGGAGAACCTATTAACGATCAGCAAATCCTGGCTATAAACCAGATGTGTAAGCGTAATAACGTCAATGCGTTGGCCGTTATTCAAGAAACAGCGAAAGCTGCAAAGAAGCTCAGAGATGTTAAAAACATTGAGGGGCGATTTATTCTGACTAAGTTGGCAGAATATCAACGTAACCAGTCTACTATCAGTGAAGATCTAGTAGGCTATGATGAAAACTGGAAAGAATCGTTCGACAAGAAGAGGTAAGAAATGACTGTTGCTAGAGTTAAGATAACTGATGCTATCTGGATGGATGTAGACTCCGATAAAGAAGTTGACTTGTTCAAGGGTATGGCCCGTGTCCAAGAAATCTTCCAGCATAGCCAGTGTGGAAAATGTGGAAACAAGGATGTGAGATTTGTTTGTCGTCAAGATAAAGATGACAATGACTGGCTAGAGATAGTTTGCCAAAGCATTCAATGCAGAGCAAAGCTAGTCTTTGGTCAAGTCAAAGGAAAGGGTGGAGAGATTTACCCTAAGCATAGATGGAGTCTACTATCTGATACGCAGAAGCAAGGACGAGCAGATGAAGAGGCTTATGCAGAACAACACTCGGGCTTCTTGCCCAATAAGGGTTGGTTCGTATATAAAAAGAAGGACTAGAAGTAGTCCTGTTGCGACTGGCGGTGTGACAACCGTGACGTCGGGCAAGTGGGGGGTCGGGGTCAAAAGAATTTAAATGACCCTGGCCCTTTTTTTAATCTTTGCCCTGTTCTGGGTCAGCCTTTTTTCTATACGGGAAGATGCGATTTAAGAATTGACGCCTCTTATGACAGCCGCACCAACGCATCCCACTTGCTTGCTGAATGCCTTCTTCTGTCAAGCCGAACTTCTCGAATACCTTATGTAAAGTATCTCCCACTCCTTGGGAATCTTTGGTGTGGATATTGTCTAAGCGTATGTCTTCGTTTTTCTCAAGATGAGCCACCACCTCATCTATTCTTTCAGCGATAGGCTTCTCATTCATAATCTTCTCCGTTAAATTATCCCTGAGTATCAGGACCACAAACACATAAAGACAAGTCACCCGTAGGCATAACCATTACTAACTCACTGCACTCTGTAATAAACCCCGTCAGATTTGCACAAGTATAGTTTACGTCCTTCACATATCCAGACCCGTCTTTATTCACATTGATACCACATATGTAGTTAAGGCTCCAAGTGCCTGTAGCATTATCAATAAGTCTTGGCGAGCCAGTTATAGAAACATATACATCTCTTGAGCAAGAATCTAAGTGTCCGCTGATTGCAAACCCAAGCCCATTTCCAGCAAGAGGCTTACAGCCAGAGCCGGGTAGGCCAAGGATATTTTGAAAGAGCAATCTCTTAGTATCATGTATTTCATCAGTTACGTTTCCAACGGAAGTAACCGTACGTTCATCATCGTTCTCTCCCCATCCACTAAACGATCCCACATTAAGACGGTTGATCGGATAGGCATAATATTTACAGTCTACATTATCATAATATGTAGGAATTTTACCAATCCCTGTAGGAGGAGCAATAGTCCAAGGCCATGCTACATCTACTAGCTTACTAGTCACCGTTGTTCCATCAGCTTTATACATTGTGCTGGAATTATTAACGGTCGCTCCAGAAGAGGATAATAAACAAAAGCCTGTTGGGGTAACATGAACAGGTCTAGGGGGCTGAGGAGTAGTCCATACTCCTCTGTCTCGATCCAGACGAAGATCAAGAGGAGCTAATGGCCATGACTTTGGATCTTGCAGCCATCCATCCATAAACTTATCATGCAAAGTAGAAGTCTGAAAACTCCCCGCTCGTGCATCAGCAGGAGCATCTGCCTTGTTTGGAACGGGCTTGCCTTCAAGATCATATCCCCACTGTTGAATAAGCAGAGGACCACGAAGTGCAAAAAAGCGATAATCGCTAGAATAACCCTCTGCATTATCAGCCCCCTCTGTTATTGCCCATCCACTTTGAGGAGGGGTGGAGCCGCGAGCTAAAATCTCAATATCATGCCCACTCAAAGCGGTATCAGAACGATCTGTTGGTAGAGAAGAACTAGGATTTGCTAAAGCGTCTAGATAATCTAAAGTGACTGCTAAGCCAGTATAGCTTCTAACGGGAGGATCGGACTGTCTAGCGTGACCGGGAAAGTCTGTACAATAGCCTCCTCCCCAAGAAGTATATTGAGAAAGATTCCCATCCCCAGCCTTTGACACAGGGCGTAGTAATCCATCCATACTCATTATTGCTGACTTAGCATATACGGCATCTGTTGAGATTCCTAGAGTTAGCTCACGAACAGCGTGACTAGCTAGCTCGTTTCTATAGCCCGGCCCCACATCAAGATATCTACCAACAAAAGTATGATGAGCACTCTTAGGAACTCTATCGGTGCGTCCAAGCTGATTCAATAAGATTTGTCTTCCACGGGCAATAGAGGCTCCTACTTGCCTACGCAATGCATTCTGAGCACGTATATTCCTCATGTTGCTTAGACGAGTTTGACCAACCTGCTTTAATCTCTCCGCATTATCTTTATTAAATCTACCAAAAGTAGGAGTATATGTACTGAATTGGTATTCGGTAGTAAAGCCACCCGCTCCAGCATTCACTGTTATATTAGTGACATTCGGACCAAATTCTCCGGTCCATTCATTCATATCTATAGATATATGAGGTATGATTGGACTACATTGATATAAGCTCTGAACTCTGGTCCCAAGGTATTTCTGGGTGCCCTGTGAGTGAGGAGGGCTTGCTGAATCTACTGAAAACAGCTCAGCACCAAGAGGAATATTAGGAAGGCCCGCAACAGTAATCGATCCTCTTTCGCCTTTACGCATTTGAGTGACTGAATCGCTCACCTTGTTATAGGCGGCTTGATTCATGATAGTATCGCTACCATACTCCCACGGAACAAAACCATCGTCTGTTTCTAGATCAACCTGCCCTGGCAATCCAGCTACCCCCCAGGCACCATACACCTGAACATGATTCAATGTTGGAGCAAGGGCAGCACTTGGAGCTAATGCAAAGTGGAGAGCACCTAAAGCAAACTGTCCTCGATCTTGAATCAATGGATTAGCATTAATAAGAGCCTCATCATCTAATAGAATATCAAGGCCCCCGAAGGCTTCAATAAAATTATTGGTATCGCTAGTATTATTGGTAACAGGAGCATTGGTTTTTAATAAAAAGGAAATAGTAGAGGCTGCTGGAACAAGAGGAGTGCCCATTACCCAACGCTCATCTACCTCTGCCTTAACCCATAGTTCACCTACTCCATCTGTTATGTAATTATCATCTCCTAGCTTAGAAGGGTCTGCCGTATAAGAGAAAGCACCTCCTCCAATTCTCTGTGCTGAGACAAGAGGGAACTTAACAATAGGCTGATACTTTCCGGTCTCATCGCGGAAAAAATCTGTAGATGTGCTGTCATGAGTTAAGCCAATCACTGTAGTTACATCATCATTAACCCAGCACCCCTCAGTAGAAGGCTCATGAGAATACCTTAGCTTTGATGATTCTGGATCTGTTGTAAAGCAAACAAAAGAGGTGGCATTTACCAACCACTGCTTACCATAGAACTCATCAGCATATGTTCGAACAAACTCATATGCCATCTCTAAGTCTTTGGCTTCTGCCTCATTAAATGCCTTGTCTAAGCTGTTAGCGTCAGGCCCGCCAATACTAATAGCTGCTGCTGGCAGCTTCTCGTTTAACGCATCCATTAATAATTGCTGACGGAACCTTTTATGTTGTTTGATTGTCCTTAACCATACAGCGAAATCTCCATCTATAAAATGGGTTACTTCTTTCCATGCATCAATATCACTTAAAGCCGCACGCAATTCTCTCTCTGTTATCCATTGGAATTGAGCAGCAAAAGGAGTATTTAAAGAGACATTTAAACGAGACAAATCCATGCGGACACTATACTCATCGTTTGCTACAGTAGCATGGATCAAGTCTCCATTTATATCTAGCCCCCAGAATGGTAGCATATTAGAAGCGGAAGCCTCAAAGTGCTGACGCAACTCTCCACCTATAAGGTAGGTAGAAGTGCTTTCATTCCGTATCTCTTCACCTTTAGTATAAGCAAGAATACCCCCATTGGCTTTGGCAACAGCGGCTTGCTTAGCGGCTATAAAATCATCTATAACCCCCAAGGTAGGTTGGGTAGAACGCACAGCAACACGGACTTTTATCATCTTGAATACATTACCGGCATTGCGGAACGGTAATAGCTCAACATAATAATCGCACCCCGCGTCCTGACATACCTGACTTATCATCTCCATTAGGCTGATATTAGGCCCAGAGATTCTATAGTACAAAGGAGTAAAAGGGATCTCTCTAATATCTATGAGATAAAAAGAGGCATTTAAGTTTGCGTTAGGGATAGTCTGAAAGACAGGATCGGTAATTACCGCGTCTCTTTCAATAATACCATATCCATCATCTGCTGGATCAGGGCCTACGTAGAGAATGCGAGCGTCACGGCACCAGTCGTCATAGAAAAACGATGCCATAGGTCTATTGTTTGCTGCTGTTAATGTCGAGATAGCACAACGAACATCGTTCCAGACCATTCCTCTAGAGTTGGCTTGGTTGCCAATAGTATTAAGCCATGAGACTCCTCCTATAGCTTGAGCAGGAGAAGATGTGCAGGTATCGCCCAGACTTTCAATAAACCCATAGGCATTGATTAGGTTCCATACGCCAGAAGTTTGGCCAGGAAAATTATTAACAATTACCTGAGTATTTTCGATAATTACGCGAGGATCAACAAGCTTAACAGTATAGACAGGATTTCCATTGGCATCGTTTTTTTGAGTCCATCCTTCAACTATACCCGCATACTCAAAGCCTCCGCGATCAGCTTCGGTAGCTCCATCGGGATCTTCTTCAACACGAAAATAAGCCGCTACTCCTGGCTCTGGAAAAGTAAAGCCTGGATCAGCTAAACTAGAAGAGGATTGTCTAGCTAGAGACTGATCCCACCAGACCCTTGGGCCTGCACAAGTGTCTTGTATAAGCTCAATGCTCATACTAGAAGACTGCTCATTCCATCCTGCTTGAGCATTAAAGCTTAATACACTACAACCGCAAAAAAGAACCTGTGGGATAGGCCCATAGATTCTAGCGGGAGTACATAAATTTTGACCTAATACAGCCATTTTAAATCCTAAGAGCTACAGTTATTGTAAGTAAAGGCGATAGTTTTTGTATATCGACCAATAGTAAAGTTCCAGTTCTGGCTCTGAGCTGATACAAATACCTGACTATTTGCACTAGCAAGATCTCCAGAGATCACTGCGATAAAATCATCAACAGCACCAGTTGGAACAGGAGCATAAATTGCATCAACTGTAGAACAGTCTGTAGGAGGCAGGGTTACTAGCTCGATACTTACTGTCCTTGTGCTTGCTGTTATTGTCCCAATGTCTTGTAGAATTGGCCCTTGGGCTCGTCCTAATACTGTCTGAGTAGCAAATACATCTGATGCCAACGTGTCGTCAATAGAGATGTTTTGGGAAAGTATGCATTCGCCAGTGATGCAGCCGCTTGGAATTGTATCAAACGTATAATCATAAGAGATTGTTCCTTCAATAGGATTGATGCCTACCGAACGACTACGAACTGTTGCGTTAAGTGATCGGTTAAAACACGATCCACTAACAGCGGCGTATGCTGTCTTTGCCCTTTGAAATAACCTATCCTTTATTATATTATAGTACCCCGAAGCAGCAGAATATTTGCTAGAACCAACATTAAAACCATTTTGACTACCTCCATCTCCAGTATACGTTATTGATGCTAAGCCTTCAATATTCCCATTGATACCAACAGTAGCAATTCCGTCTTCTTGGCCAATATTAATGTCAAAATTTTCAATAGCGTTATTAGGCAAACTGTCTGAACCGCTAGGAGTAACAATAAAAGTTTCAACAACTTGAATAGACCCGGCAGTTTTATCAGTAGAGACTTGGCGGAAATGATTAAACACATCCTGTTGAGAGAAGTAGGCTGTTCCAGGCAAACCTAGAACCCCTGTAAGGGTAACAAACTCAGCATCAAAGCCAAGCCTATCAATAGCATAATCACGGGCATCTTGCCACGGAATGTTGCCAACCTCAGTTCCAGTATAAGTTTTTCTTGCAACCACATTAACTGTATGAGTAACAGCCATTTTATGGCCAAACTTTTCATCAGTACCATCAAGTAGCTGCCAATCAAAAGGCATTCTTTCATCAGCGAAATCAACGTCCCATGTCTCAGTAGCACTCTCAATAAAAGGAGGAAAAGAAGTTCCATTATTAAATGTATCGTTTCCGCTACCTAATTTAATGGTAGGCATAACAAAATCAATTTTATATGACGCACGACGAGTCATATTATCGCTTTCACGATCAAAGGCATATCCTTCTACTATCGGATAACCACTAATAATTGGACTGTCATTACAAGAAATGGCTAAAAGACGCCCATCTGTATCTAGAGCATCCTTTAAGAGTTCAATCTTTTCAGACACCCCAAGTATACCGCTACTTAACTGAGTAGTTCCCGTTAAGAGCAGATCTCCTTCTAGAGACACAGAATGAGTAATTCCATAGCCAGAGCCATCTGGAGTTTTTAGTGGTCGAGACTGAATCGAAAAGAAAGGTCTTGGCCTGAAGTTGTAGTCTCCATAAGCAAATGATAATCCGCTTGACATTTTTTTTAATCCTTGTTAAAGAGTAGGGTCATTACCACCAGCCATTTCCTTTATCTTCTCAGACAATTGACTCATGACATTCTTCAGAATTGTTGGAGTGGCTTCGGCTATTAACTGAGCACCATTAAGAAGTACCTCAATCGGCTGTACCTTTGTTTCAAACTGAACTGTTAGTCCATTCATATTTTCTAGTTTCTCGGCAGCTTTTGCTAATGCTCCTACGTGTTGACCAAAAGTATTTTGTGCTGCCGCAAAGGTCTCTACAGTAGGCTTAATAGAATCTACCTGAGAGGTTGTTCCTCCGTCAGGCAAACGAGTGCCAAATCCTGAGTTTCCAGTCTTTGTCTCTTGCTTACGACCAAGCCTCTCTCTTAGAGCATTAAACTCTGAGTCTTCTCTAAGGTTTGTATTTTTATCTGTATTCAACTGTTGGAATACACGATTTCTCTCTTCTCCTCTAAAGCTTCGGATAAAAGCTTTTTGGCTAGATGCGTGCTGACCGCTAACAGTATCTAAGACACTCTTAGAGGTGGCATCCAAGCCTCCTTTGGCTCCTAGCCCTCTACCAACTATTCTTCTTGCCACCGTATTATTCTCAAAGGTTGGCTGGATTCCTCCTAGTCTTGAAGGCTCAAGCTGCTGCTTGCGAAATACTGAGAAGTCTTTAGCTTGAGCAGCCTGCCCTCTAACAGAGCTTAGACCGCCAAATCTCTCTCTTGCTGCTGCCTGTTGCTCGGCACGAGCATCTCTTCTTCCTTGCATAACTTTTTCATGCCTATCTCTTCTGGCTTCCTTTAAACGCTCAAACGGAGTAAGAGCTAATCTTCTCTCTTTATTGAATTTGTCAGCCCTGGCACGCTCGACTTCAGCGTCCGACTTCGGCTTCTTTAAAATACGGTTTTGTGGAGTAGGAGATAATCCTCCAAGTGCAGCGGGACTAGAAGGGGTTGCTGTCGAAGGCTTAGCCGAAGGTTTATTAAGAACTGCCGCCCTACGTTTTTCTAGATCGGCTGCCCTTCTATCTCTATCAACTTGTGCTGGATCAGGACCAGCAGGCTTGATTTTTTTTGCGGCCTCTAGAGCGGCTTCTTTCGCTTTCGATTCTGCCTCTTCTGCAAGCTTTTCATACTCTTGAATCCCTTTGATATAAGCGGCCTCAGCAGCTTTAACGGCCTTGGCAGCGGCTTCAGCAACTTTAACTGCCCTTCTCTTTGCACCTGTATCTTTTCGACCTTTACCAATTCCGGCGACCTTTTTATCGGCTTTAGCTTTGGCAGCTCTAGCCTCTTTTAGTTCAGCAGCAGCCTTGGCAGCGGCTTTAGCTTTGGCGGCTTTAGCTACTTTTAGTTCAGCAGCAGCCTTGGCAGCAGGCCCAGAACCAGCTCCAGAGCCTCCTCTCTCATTAGGAGTCCCTCTACCGCCTCCCACGTCTTGCAAAACCAGATCTCGCAAACCGTCCAGACCCTGTAATAGTGCCTCCTGCTCATTAGGAGTCCCTCTATATGGACGATTCAGAGCCGCCAAGGGGCCAGAGCCCGAGGGCGAAGTGCCAGCGGTTTGTCGAGAGTTATCCAAGGTTTGTTGCAAGGCAGCTCCGAGATTTGTTGAGAGGGGAGGAGCAGGAGCGGCAGTACTTCCTACTCCAGAATGCGAAGTTCGGTATGGTCCGAACACATCGTCTGTATTAGTAATATTACCTTGACCATCGAGGATCGGCTTCACAGGCTTAATGCCAGCGGCTTGTCGAGCAGCAGATATATCTCTAGCATTGGCAGCTATTGCGGCAGGGGTGATTTTGCTTGGGTCTGTTCTGTGAGTTGTTGGGCGGGTTGGTTTAGCTGGTGCAGTATCATCAGCGGTTATAGCATCAACTCGTGATTTAAACTCAATAGTAGCAGCGTCCCTTAGCTCCTCAAAGGCAAGAGAAGCTTGTAGTATTTTAATAGCTGTTAGCTCCAGCTCTGTGCGGAACTTCTCCTGCTGACTTATGATTTGTTTAGAGTTAGCATTAACTACTCTTGTAATAACCTCCTCTTGTGCTACACGAAGTCTCTCCCCCTCAGTAAGAAGACCTTTTTCGTCGTTAGTGGTGCCCTTTGCGGTCCCGCCAACACCAAACAAGCGACCTCCTAGCAGATCTCCTTTGGGGCGAGTGCCTCCGAGTCCATCAAATAACTTTGCAAACCCTCCCCCAATAGCCTTGGTAGCATTCGCTAATACCTGCTCAAGCTCTGCCTCATTTAGTTGGAAAGCATCTTTAACTTGACCAGGATCAGCTAGGATAGCTGACGCTTCCTCAAATTTTAATGGTTGGTTTCTTGATGCTTTTTCGGCTGCAAGAGTCGGCTTTAAAAAATCAAAGAAAGCCTTTCTTCTATCTTCTGGATTTTTAGCACTACCAACCTTTGAAGCAAATAGCTGAGCACGCTGACGTTGATTCAGACGACTCTCTTGGATTTTAGCTAATTCGCTTTCTATTGCTCCTAGTCGGACTACATCAGTACTTAATGTATCTAGAGCCTTATTAGTGCCCTCAAGAGCCTTAGCGTTTTCACCAAGTCTCTTGACTAATTCTGTCTGCCTATCAAGACCCTTTGTGCTTAATGCATCTGGAGAATCTTGCAGTGCTTTTAGCTCATTCTGTGTGTTTGTACGGCTTGCTTCAAGACTAGAACGACGGCCCAGCAATGATCGAGAATCAAGGACATTAAAGCCTGCCCCCGCTCCCGCTAGTCCTCCAGCAGCACCTCCGGCATTTACTTGTGCTTCAAGAGTTTTTCTTAGTTTGCTTTCAGCATTAGCACGCACATCGACAGAACGATTAATAAACTTATTGAAGCGTTCTTCAAAAGCTTGACGATTCTTTACGATAGTTTCTTCTGCCTGAGCACGATTGCGAAAAATTTCTAACTGGAAATTAGCAGAAGATAAAACAGAATCATTAAACTGATTCAAGCTATTAGTTATAGACTCTGATCCAGCACGTAGCTTCTCTCCAAAGTCAGTGATAGCTGACTGTAGCTCTTTTCCTCCTCCGCTCGCCAAGGTCTTCCGAAGCTGTTCTATACCAAGTCCAGCGTCATCGCTTCCCTTCTGACGACCAGCAAAGACATTTCTAAGACTAGCATCAATATCCTTTTTAACGCCTTCTGGTAATCCTGCAAAATCGGCTCCTGCAAACCTTTCAAAAGTCTTGGTTATATCGGTTAGACTAATATCAGCCGTGCCAGAGGTTCCTGCATTTCGAGCTGCCAAATCATCAACAGTTCTCTTGAGAGTAAATGGTAGGTCTCGGGCAAATGTTAGGAGTGGCTTCAATCCATCGAAAGCGGCTCCTCCTCCTCCTCCAGCCACTACATTCTGTATGCGATTTATAGCACCCCCTATCTCAACGTTACTACGTCCAGCAAGATCAGTAAGAGGATTGACCCTCTTTTGAGGAGTTATAGTCTGGTCGGCTCCACCTATGCGTTTAATTTCTGATTCTATATTTCCCGACACTACCACTAAATCAGAGACAGCACTTGCTACTCGACGAGAAAGCTGATCTATTGCTTGGCCGAAGGCATCAAATCCTTGAACCATCTTAGCAAGCTGCTTCGCAATCTTCTCAGCTTGGAATTGAGCTGCTATTAGCTCAACATTGCCGTTTTTTACGGCGTCTATATATCTATCTGTTGTAGCAACCATATCTAAGATATTTTGCTGAGAAGAAGAACCTAACGCCTCATTGAATGCCTTGGCTTGATCAGGATCAAGATTACGAATAGATTTAGTAATGCTTTCTATGCTTGAGGTATCAATGCCAAAACCTGCAAAGCTTGTGTTCTTTCTGGACAATATATCGTTTGCTTGTGCTATAAAGTTTTGCTTAAAGGCTTCAACCCCATCTCCAACTGACCCACCCCTGTCTAATGATTTTCTAAAGGCGTCGTCCGAAGTTTGCAGAATAGTTTCAAAAAGCTCACCATCATCGTTATTTCCTTTTTTGATCTTCGCTATATCAGTAGATAGTCTCTTAGCTGCCGCCATGCGATTAGAGGAGTTAAGTGTCTTGAATAATCTTTGCATACTCCCAGTGAAAGCATCTGTTGAACCCGTAACATCATCAGCACTTGCTAATGCTGACTGAAGCTCAGAAATATTGAGATCGGAAAGGTCTGGCAAAGACTCTAGTTCTTCTAAAGAAAATCCTGCTGCAATATTTTCAGTAAAAGCCTTAAACTGCTCCTGGGCTTTCTTAAGATCTTCATCATTAATCAAATTTAGAGATTGACCAATTGCTGCTCCTCTTTTTTGAGCTGCAACCTGCCTGCCTCTACTATCTTTCCTGTCTTGTGCTGCCTTAGAAAAGAGACTGAGACTAACATCTCCTACAGCCTTTATCTTATTAATAATTCCAGTCTCAGCAGATAAGCCAGTTCCTATGTCTATTATGCCCTGAAGCCCAATCCCTAATCCCTTAATACTAGGGAAAAGTAGCCCCGGCACTGAATTAAAAGCATTGGCTGCTTGCTGAGTCAAGCTTTCCATCCCCGCCAAAGTATCAGTTGTTCTTAGAACTTGCTTAGAAAGGCTTTCGGTAGCCTTAGCAAAATCGTCAATCTTTTCGACATTTTTAAAATCTGAGCCTAGTCTCTCTAGACTATCGCCAAATTTATCAGAAGCAACAGCCAAGGCATCAAGAGACTCGAATTTCACTTGCTCTTGAGCAGCCTTAAGGAGACCAATAGTAGCACCAGCCACTCCTCCAACAGCCGCACCAACAGCCGCACCAACGGGACCAGCTACAACCATACCAAGACCCGCACCAAGAGCGGCTCCTTGAAGCCCTCCTTTTATACCGCCAAACACCTTAGCACTTTTTGCACCACCCGGCCCACGAAAACCTTTCGCTCCACCTACTTCTGTTCTACCAAATCCCTTACCAACAGCATCAGCAATAGGACCAATAGCAAGAGCTGCGATAGCACCGATAATCCCTGGCTTTAGAACCTTCCCTAAAGTAGAAGCAATGACTTTTATTCCCCCAGGAGGCAATAGTCCCTTGCCATTGGGTGGCAAAGGGGGTCTCGTAGCTAAGCCTACAAGACTTGACTTGCCAAATAGCCTAGTACTTCTACCAACAGGAGGCAAACCCCCTCCAGCAGCTAGTCTAGGTCTAATTCCTGCTCTATGGCGTTTTCTGCGTGCAGCAAGCCTTTCTCTAACAGAGGCTACCCTGTCTTCTCTTGATCTTGTAAGATTATCTGCACGACGCTTTGCTCCCGCTCCTCTTCTTGCCGCTTCCCGGCCATCTGGGGTGTCCTTAAAAGCTTGGCCTGTTCTGGCTATCGCACGGTCGTTGGCCTGTCTCTGCTTGGAGATCTCTATCTCCTTTTGTCGTTCAATTATCAGTTGGTTTTCGGCAGTAGTCTTTTCTTTAAGCAGTTTTAATTCGAGTGCGTTTGCCTGCTGTATTTGAGCCTCTAGAGCCTTATTGCTTCTCGCTTGTCCAGCTTTTGAGTGACCTATCGGAAAGAACGTTCTTTGCGATTCTAACACCGCAGTTTTATTAGAAGCAGCGGCCTGTCTCTTGGCTGCTGCCTTAGCCTTAGCCTTTGCCGCTCTCACTACACCTGCCTGCTCTGTTGCTTCTTTCTTTAGGGCTGCTCCTCCTCTTCTAGCTCCAGCAAAAGCTTGAGCTTCTGGAGATGCACCTAAACCAGCAGAGCCATCTTTCCCCGTTATTAGGCTTGACTTTTTAGCCATTGTATCAACACTGATGGCCGCTGCTTGAGCAGCAGCACTTAATTTCCCCATCGAGAAAGCACCGCTTCCCATTTGTGAACCAAGCAAAGAAATAGCAATAGCTGCACCACCAATACCATTAACAAAGCCTTCGAATGAGCTAAAGTCTAATCCTTGCAGTACGCTTAATGCTAAAGTTGCTCCAGTGATAACTTGGATTGCCCCACCATAGCCTACTCCTCCTCCTCCAGCAAATTTTGCACGGCCTGTACTGCTTGATCTACCTACTGATCCACCTCTATTTGCGAATAGTCGAGGAGCTTCTTCAAAAACCCCAGAGTCAATAGCAGCAAGAGAATCTCCACGATTGATAATATATGAGCCTACAGGAAGATCTGCTTTAACTGTGTCCCGCGTACCAATACCAGGAACTTGAGATATATTAGCAGGATCAACATTAGCTAAGTTAGAAGCATCTCCACCAGCATTAGTTTTATCTAGAGCCTTTTTGCCTCCTGCTTGAGCGACACCTTTACTGTTGACAGCAAACTCTCCCGGCGTCACTAAAGAGGGTATAGTAGGCACAACTGGCTGAGTACCGCCTCGATTCAGATCTAAACGAATCCCTTGCTTTTTCAAGAAGGCTCCTACTTGCTTTCCGCTAGTAGTGGAAGTTACTTTCATGCCAGCAGCATCAGCAGAGGTTAGAATTCTTGATGCGGAATCTGTCCCTCCCACCTTGCCCTGAAGAGGGGTGGAGTCATTAAGCCTTTTGCGTAAAAGGGCTTTTCCTTTTGCACCTCCAAAACCCCCAAGCTTAGAAAGAGCTGCTCCCTTAAGAGGAATAGCAGGAGGAAGGTCTCTAACTAGTTGGTTTACTGCCTTCTTTCTTAAATTGTCAGGCCCCGCAGAACGTTGGCTTAGCTTGGCGTCAATAAAGCTAATTCCTTTTAAGCCATCGAAGTTGTCCGCAAGCTTAGGGACAAGTCCTGTCTCAAAATCAAAAGGACGATTAATATCGGGCTTATTATTAAATTTGCCTCCTGTCTGAAAGGCTTCTAACACAGATTCAAACAAGCTGCCTTTTACTCCGCGATTAATACTGTCAAAGAAATCCTGGGGGGCCTTGCCAGGAACGGTTGGGACAGGCAAACCAAAGTCTTTAGCCAGAAGACTACTAGTTCCTTTAACAGCCTCAGTAATTCCTTTTTCTAAGGAGCTATCAAATGTCTTGGCAGTGTTCTCATTTAAAGCGGAGCGTTGGAGAGTAAGCGGTTTCCCTCCCTTGATAGCCGAAGTATTTCTTGATCCTTTCCCCAGAGCTTGAGAAGCCTTCTGAACTTCAGCAGGAGTTATGACATTTAGAGGCGGCGTAGCGATACCTTGAGGTCCATCTAAAATAGCGGCACCAATTTTAGTTTGTGTTTTACTAGCCAGACCACCAGCCGCAAACTTCTGACGAGAAGATCCCCCCATACCAAACTTTGGACGAGCAGATCCTCCGCTTCCTAGCTTGGCTACTGTAGGTTTACGGCCTCGGCCTAGAGGAGTAGCTGTAGTTACTGCCACTCCTTTCATAGCTGCAATCAAAATAGGTATGCGAGCACTCAAGGTCTGTAGTACGGTAACGGTCTTAGAAGAAATAGAGCCTAAAGTCCCCATTCCTTTATTTAAAGCAATAAGCTGGACAGTATTCTTTTGTATCTCTGCTGTATTAGCTGTTACAGCCGCCTTAGTAGCCTCTGCCTTAGCCTTTGATGCAGCACCACTAGCACCACCAGCTCCTCCTCCAATAACACTTTTTCCACCGCCCTTCCCGCCTTTGCCAATTCCTCCAATAAATCCACTAGCAAAACCAAAAGCAGCACCCGATAATTTCAGAGCAGCGAAGGTAGTAAGAAGAGGGATAGCTGGACGCAAAGCGTCGGCTAAAGTAATAAAAGCATTAGCAGCAGTGAGAGCAAACTTCGCTAAATTTTGGAATGTATCAGAACCAGCAATATCACGTATCAACTTGCCAAATCGTTGACGCAATGCATCAAGCTGCACAGAAAGAGTTTGTTGGGCTAGAACAACATCTTTAGTAATGCTTGCCGTTCCCGCCAAGGCTACTTTACGAGCCTTCTCAGCCTTTTCAAACTCAACGATAGCTGGGATCAAGTTCTTTAGCTGACGAATACCGCCTAACTCTTCAACAATAGCACCAAACGTTACAGTATCGCCTCTCTTTTGTAAAGCACTTAGCTTATTAGATAATTCTTTGAATGAATTAAAAAAGCCAATGAACTGCCCTTCAGCATTAACCAGCTCAACATTAAACTGCTTCAAGAACTCAATCGTCTGAGGACGTTGAATACGAGCAAAGATAGTTCTTAGGCCAGTACCGATAGAGTCGGCACTTTCGCGAGTAGTAGAACGAACAGCAGTAAAGATTGAGATCAGCTCATTCAGTGCTTCTTGTGGCTTTTGGAACTCAGGAGTAGACGCAGCAAACACACCACCAGCACGACGGATCACAGAGATTAAGTCTTCCGACTCAACAGCGAACTTCTTAGATACTGCATTTAAAGAGCCAAGTACCTGCTCGGTCTTATCAGCAGAGATATTAAACTGGTTTAAAGCAGCAATAACACCTTCAGTAGTTTGCTGTAGACTACCAAAAGTAGGAGCTAGTGATGCTCGTGCTACAGCACGTAGAGATGCACGCACCTGATCTAATGACTGGCCTGTTTGGGCAAAGGTACGAGCGACATCAAGTAACTCGTTAGCGTTCACACCAAGAGTTGTAGATAGGTTATCAATTGTGTTGGTAAGCCCCTGTAGGTCTTTACCTGCCTTGCCTGTAACCTGAGTAATCTTAATCAGCTCACGTTGAAAACTAATGGCTTGAGAAATACCTTGTTGTACAGCACGAACAAAACCAAAGATGGCTCCTGTCGCAATAGTAAAAGCTGCAAATCGACGAATAGCCAAAGCAGCATCTTTACCGAAGGCTTCAATCTGAGAGCCGGTTTTTTTAGCAGCCGCTCCTGCCTTAGCAATACCCTTAGTGGCACCGGCTGTAGCGTTGCCTAATCTGGTAGTAGAACCTGCCATTCCAGCCATAGAATTCTTTGCTGTAGTAGCACTAGCCGTCAAACGCTTAAGATTTGCTTCTACAGAAGTAAGAGCAGCATTAAAGGCTTTAAGCTGACCAGCGGCCCCTTTAGTTATACTTATTTTTACTGGCACGTTAATGCCACGCAAGCCCTTGGAGATGGCTTTGCGAACTGTACCTATATTCTTAGGTCCACTTAGAACGACTTTTGCATTAATATTGAATGCCATGTGCTACCTCTAAACAAAAAGCGACCTATCTTGAAATACCATGCATCAAAATAGATCGCTTATCCAGGTTTATTATTCAGCGATAGCAGTTTCTTCTACTTCCGCTTTTGTCTTCTTGCTTGTCCGTTTTTTTGGGGGAGACTTTTTCTTTTTTACCTTTTCTTCGAACTGGTCTGTATCAATTGGCTCGCCCTTGTCGTCTAGGAACGGCTCTGCTACGATATCAAACTCTCCCTCCTCGTTAAGTTCGCGACCCTTTGAGTCAACAAAGACATGCTCTGTCTCAGAGGTCCACTTAATAAAGTTCCCAACCTCGTCAATATGTCGCCCTTTCGTATCGGTCAGACGACCCTCTTTGTCTACAAGGCGAAGCCCATCATCAACAAACTTAAACTTTTTCAGGAATTGGTTCTCAGGGAGCTTGGCATCTACCTCTTCTGTATCCGAGATAAGATAGAAAAATTCATTGGCACCATATAAAGCAACAGGGTCTTCCTGTTTGACCAAATATTCATCCAAGCCCTTTGGAAAGTAAGGTTCTCCCGTCTCAGAATACACCAAACAGTTAGCAAAAAGATAGTTAAATCTTGTAGCATCAGCCTTGCCCTCGCATGAGTTAGAATCAAGCTCAGTACGAGAAGAGAGAAGCTCTATCATATCGGCCCTTTTTTCCCTCATTGCTAAAGCGATACTCTTCGCTTCTGACAACTTAATTCCGCCCTTTGCCAGCTTATATTCCATATCTATTATATCTACACGGAGCTGCTGATACTTGGCTTCTCGATCATCACTCCACATTTTACGCTTACGTAGCTCGGCTTCTAATTGATCCCTTAAAAGAGAGCCTGCTTCTAGTTCCTCGTTAAACACCTTACGGCGTTGCTCATTAGCTTTCACCAACTCTTCCATCTTGGGACGACGAACAGCATATTCAACTCCGTCTACCTCGAATGTTCTCTTGTCAGCCTTTTCGGTAATTTTACCCATTTTAATACTCCTCAGTTATCCTTGGTTGTTGATTTAAAATTCATCACAAAACGATTCCATGATAGCGTATACTGGGCTATCTCGCTTAGTGCTGCTCTCAGATTCGAGTTGCCAGCATCAAGTAGGCGTGTTCGAGCCGATTGCCATGTTACACGGAACTCCTTTTGCTCCTCTGTTAGTTCGTTGTATTCGAGGCCGTGACCCCATAGATCTCCAAACTCTTCTTCTAAAATAGCTAGTGAGCCAATAATAGTTGTATCAAATTTTCTTGTAATATTATTTAAGAGCCGCTTCTTTGAGGCTTCGTTATAACTTGGATTAGCCATATCTATATCCTTTATCTTTTCTCAGACATTTGTTTCATAGCCTGATTCCTTAGATCTAACTTGACATCAGGTAATTGAGATTCTTCTAACTTCCCACTCTTTTCTATTGCCTTGATTCTATGTTCTAGCTTCATACGAGAGTTAAGATCATTAAGCTCTTTGATCTTCTCAGCCTCTTCTTTAGAGTCTGCTACCACGAACATCTCTCCTGCATTTCCTATATTGTGCTTACCTACACCCTTATTACCAAGAAGCTGTTCTACCTCTCTTTGTGTTCTGTCTTTCTCTGCCTCGCGTCTACTCTTTGCCATCCAGCCATCAAACATATCATCGTCTTCAATAACCTCTTCTGATGGTCTGTCTGGATTTTCATAAGCCGAATCATACATACGAGAGTAAAGTATGATAGACTTTTGGTCTTCCTCTAGCTCAGAGGCGGAAATACCAAACATATTCTCTTTGCCTAGTACCCAAGCGGATCTAAAAGGTTCTGTTCTAGCTATCTCACGGAATTCTTCTTGCGAAATCACATTGCGGTCATGAAAGCCAGTGAAGGCTGTAAGGATACCTCCGTCTGATTCCCAAAAATTTTCATATGTATATACTGGATCATCGGATGAATCGCGAATACATAAAGCAATTAAAAAATCGCGACGTAGTAGCTCACAGTGGTATTCAAAGGTCATAGTCTCCAGAGAAAACTTTTTTGTATATGCTTTCTCGATAGACTTATTGGCCCCTTTGATCTTACGTCTAAGAGCCTTCTGATCTTTCTTATTATAGACGGCTTTATATAATTGAATTTTTAAGTCTTCTAGATATGTCTTATAGTCTTCTAGCTGTTTCTCATGCAATGGACCCCAAATCTGAGTCTTCTGTAGCATAAAAGTGGCTTGGTCACGACTGATCAAGCTGTCATATTTGACATTATTGAGATTTTCTGTATAGAAAAGATCAGCTAGAGCACGTTGATCTTTAGTTGGCGGTATTTGTTTATAAAGCTGTTTACCTACCTTAAGATAAACTACGCCAGTTAGCAGCCTATTAGTTATTAGTTGTTTCTTGCTCTTGTCCATACTTTCTCTGTCCTAAGAGAAAAAAGGGAAGGGGCCGAAGCCCCAACCCCTCAGCACGTTGTCAAACGTCTGGTGCTAAATTAAGCAGCACCTTGAGTTGCAGCAGCCATAAATCCAGAGCGGACAGCCCACCAGCCAGTACCGGAATCATTAAAAGTATCACCGGAGTGTAGCACAGTAAAGTCATTAAAGGTTGTGTAGGAGTAGGTAACTGTTACGTTTCCTCCACCAGCATCACCTCCACCGTAGGATACAGAAGCTAATTTATTCTTAGTTCCCAAGTTAATTCGCAGACCTTCGCATGTGGTCAAACGGATTGGACGATCAGTCAAGTTCTCAGCAGCAACACATGCACCAGCACCAGCACAATCGTCGATAGCTGTTACATCATCGCCAGAGACAGAAGTCACTTCAATATCTGTAGTTACTTCTACTGGGAACGTCACAGTCTTAGCATATGGGCTTCTAGCTCCCAGCTCAAACAAGTCTTCACGAGCCAAGTCGGTAGATACCGTGATAGAGGCAACGTGACATTGGCCTGATTTGACACCACTAGCTGTTACCCCGAAAACATCTCCAGGTAAACGAGTGTAGTCTGCGTCGTTTGCTTGAGCAAGAGTCGTCGCGAAGTTCATATTCTCACGACGGTTAACACCACCAGAGCCAACCGGGGCATCATCATTAGAAGCAAAGTTAGGCGAGCCTGTAGCCGCAGCAAGAGCCCACGGAGCAGTACAGGAGCCCGCATAAGTATCCCAGATCTTTGTGTTGCCAGCAAGGGTAAGATCTTCTGAGAAGTTGTCTTCAAGCGGGAAATTGTAAGTTACAGAAGAAACGGTAAGCCCAGACATTTCTACGTATATATTTGGGGACGCCGATACAGCATTGTTTGTTTCAGGCCAAATACCTAACTGCATAATTGTCTCGGCAGGAGCACGCTCTGCAAGAGTAGGACCAGCTAGATCGGCTCCATCAGCATCAGTTGCCGTAGCAAGACAGAACAGTGCTGGGTATCCGTCTAAAACCTTACTTAGTGTAACCTCAACATCTGGAATACCTTCGATATTTTCGAAGAGGGCTAGTTGGCCCAGCTCAAAAGCTTGCTCCAAATTAAAGGTTGTCGTAATAGCTACGGATTGGATACCGTGACCTTCACGAAAAACAGTCGTTCCCGGCTTACGGAACGATACCTGTTGAATTGGGTAGTAAATTCTATTATTAGCCATTTATCTTCTCCTAAATTGAAAAGTATAACCTCGTTGTTAAATACACCATTTTTATGATTTTAGGCAATAATGACCTCAAAAGTAACCCTTACAGTACCTTGGTGTAAGCGGCTATTATGAGACTCCATTTCAGTCACAAGAGTCTTATAGATTCTAGCCATTTTCCAACGGTAATCATCGACTAAATAGGGGTAGGGAGTTGGATCTGTTGATCTCATCCCACGATGATCTAATGAAAATGGGATGGAGTTATTGTCGTATAACCATATTGTTCTGTCTTGTTGTAGGGACAGTATATCTATAAGCTGGTTTCTCCACCAGCGAGATTCAGCAATGATATGAAAATTCACATCCTGATATACATACTGTCCAACGCTTCCCTGTTGGTAAGGCTTAAACTGACGCCTCGGGACAGCCTCTATCACAACGGCGGGCATTTGTACTCTATGATTGCCCAAAATCTGCCAGTTGCCAGACCCTATGTGATGAAAAGTGGAATCTTCAACTCGATGAGAGTTGTATTGTAGCTCATCCCACCAAGGGGCTTGGTCTGCTATATATACCTGTACATTACGATAGCTGTGTTCTACCTGAACTGTGGAGGTAGTAGCTATAGCGGTATCTAATACTACTCTTCCAAGGGGATAATTATAGTGATGGCCAAAAGTAGCATCTCCAGTTGCATATAAAGTACCTCCAATATATATCCCAGAAATATCAACGGGCTGTTCTCCAGTCCCTCGTTCTATCCCCGTTTCCCAAACCCAGTCTTTTCGAGCAGACTCCCATACCTGACCGTCTGTATAGGAGGGGTCATCAACAGCTCGCAGTCTATCGTAAGTCCCTCCATATGCACCTGATGTAGGAATAGTAGCGTTACTAAAAGCACCAATACCTAAAAAAGACCAATCAAAATAAGTCTTTAGGTTGCTTTCAAGCTGAGACATCAGTAGGGTTTCCCCTACATTATCAACATTATTAAATGAGGTGTAGTCTTGTGCTGTCATTACTTAAAGCCTCTGGTAACTTCTCGTCTAACTATGTTATCTATTTCTGTATCAATCTCTTGTAAAGCTCGCAACACAAAATTGTCTCCTGCTGTTCCCGCGAACTGGTCAGGGACTTTCCACGAACCACCTGAACGACCAACCATAATTCCAAGTCCGGTTCTGCTTCCCCTCTTAGTCGAATCTGTAAAATCATAGTCTCTTACAATCACATTACTTCCTTCTAGCAATAAGAAGCGTAGCCAATCAATTAGCCCTCCACCCTTACGACTTGAGTAGGAATATGTTGCATCTGGCAAGGTTAGCACATCACTATAATCGTCTTCTATCATACCAATAGACAAAGTTCCAAATCTTCCTTCTCCTTGAAGAAACTTTACCGTAACGCCGCTCATCCATTGCTCTATAACTGTATCAATAACTGAGGGGTCGGGAACTCCTAGTTCTGCTTGTAGCTTACCACCAAAGAAAGATTCGTATTCAGGAGAGCCAACAATTGCACTTCTTAGAAGCTTCTCTACATGCTCTTTAATATTGCGACTAACTTTTACGGAATTTCTTTTGACTATACGAGTAATTTCCTTATTCACATTAGAGAAAAGTTGTCCCCTAATTCCCGGCGTAGTAATCTCTAAACTTCCTATAATAGTAGCCATTACCCAATCCTTTTCCACATACAGGCAACAAACTGATCTGAATCTAGGCCGCACGGCACAGGGTCGGTTATACGCTCAAATCTATGAGTGGCATAACCTGCTATATTAGTAGCTACAACAATCTCTTTTGCTCTCTTTAGCTTAGGGGTTCTGTCAGCGAAGGTCATAGTCTGAATATCTCCATCTGGAGTATTGACCGAACCAACCTTGAAGAAATCTTTTTGATCCCAGATAACCATTAGGCTTAAGTCTTCTGATGACTCTACAGCCCTCTTTCCTCCCCCATTACACATAGGACAAATATTTCCAAAAGGAAAAGGTATCGGACCTCCATCCTGAAATCTATTTGCTGACTTATTTCCTATTGGATCAAACACACAGTTAGCACAGTCCTCATACTTAGTAATTCCATAGTGCAGAGTACATGGAACGGTACAAGAGTCATCATACAGCATAGCTGAGATGGCGTTGCTAAAAATTGTTTTGAGCCCCGGCGTAATGACGCCAGAATAGGGATTTATAGTCGTAGTCATTCTTAGCTCGCTGTATCACCAGTATAGTAACGAGGATCATCAAATCTACCGCTATAAGCAGCGTTGATTACTCCTGTCTCTACTCCTGTTACAGTGATTGGGTAACCGCTGATAGAATATTCAGGCCCTCCCCAAACTCCTGCCTTTGGAGCCTGTACTTGGACAGTTCCCTCTTGATGAGGGGTATCGCTACCTTGGGGTTGAAAAATAATAATTGCCATTGTTTATCTCCGATTAGTAAGTGCCGCCACGATGCGGATTATTAGTGTCCAAGAACCCATGACCGCGAAGGTTGGTGCCTGGGTCAAAATCATTTGATGCGAAGGGTGACATCACGGCCCTAATAATAGTTCCGCCCTCATAACTAAAGTTATATTCTTTTTTAAGAGTCTCATATGCAGCACAGGGACCAGCCGTTAATAGTTCTGCTAAGAACTCTCCGTATTTATTTAATTCAATCACGGCAGGGCCGCACCTCGCCTTCACCCCCTGCATTAGAGCGTTGGTTCTGAAGTTTCCTTCGTCGGCCAAACATGCTGCCCTCAATACCATGAAATTAATAAACTCCTGACCATCAGCAGTTGTACTAATAGGATCAGGAGAAATTGTATTTGCTTCTACATCAACAGTATAGGTGCTAGTGAAATTGATATCAATAGGCAGGAAGTATGCGGCAGTAATCAGAAGGTCTTGTAGTCTTTTTGTTGTATACGTGCCCGTTCCACAGCCAGCATCATTTAATATAGCACGTAGCATTAATAAGCCTGTTTGTTCCCATGTCGCCATAATTGTTACCTATCTGTTACGTGGAGTAAACCGTCGCCTTCTAGAATCTGGCCACTAGTAGTGGTAACTAGGGTCTCTATACGATAAGTCCTCTCTGATGTTCCAGCTTCAATCCACATAACCACTCGTGAGTCTGTCCCTAGTCCATCAATGATCCCCGTCTGACTAATAGTCAGATCGGTTCCAGTCTCGCCAACATTCGCTGATACAATACTATTTATACCAGAGATAGTTTCGCTACTGCCTACGGTTAGAAGTTTGCTAAATTCCATTAGGAACCTGCGTTTTTCAGAGGGTTGCTTACACAACCTTTCGTCTGCTGTTACGCTCATTTAATTACGCTCTCTTAAGTTCCAGGTTATGCCATCTTCATCTCTAAGCCATATCACGCCGCAATCATCTATACACCATAGTACACCACGGGCACCTAGCATCCATTCTTGATCTGCCTCTTCTTCCCATAACAACATACTGTTCTCCTAGAAAAAAAGCCGATGGCAGCAAAGTGCCACCAGCGGCTTGATTATAAAAAACGCTTTTGGATATATCTTAGAAGGAGCCAATAAGAACTCTTCGGTTATCCAAAGCTGCGAAACCATGTTCGCCCCATCCATAAACACCACCACGGCGTTGACGGTGAAGGGTATCGTCTTCAAAGATCTGAAGGCCAGCACGGACAGGCATTACAAAGCTGTCGTTCTTGCTGCGATCCAAGGCAACTACGATTTCTGAGTCACCAGCAGGAAGAGTTCCTGAAAGATCACTCTCATAGAAGACCTGATATTCTTGCTCGTCGCCAAGCTCATCAAGATCGTGAAGGTTTACTTGGAAGATGCGGACAAGCATACCACCATCTTGAGTGATTAACTCACGACGGGTAATTTCATCTACTTCGTCTACACCCCAGTTGCGAATATCTTCAATAGCTTCTGGACTGACAAACAAGTCAGTGCATTGACCGCGACTGATAGAATTCGAGTTTCCACCGCCGTTACGACGCATGGTAACCTTCAATAGAGAAACCAATCTCTTAGAGAATTGGCCATTAGCGGCATCTGGATCATAAACCAAGATGTTACGATCAACGCCTGCGGAGATAAGTGTGTGCCACCCATCATCATTCATTTTCTTGGTAAACTGTGAACGCATAACGTCCAATGCTCTACCAACAACATCCCAGCGAGCGTCACGAGCATACTTCAACAACCAGTCGATTGATGCACCTACGTCGTAGGTTGGGACCATCACGTAATCACCTTCTACGTGACGTTCTGGAATACGGCCATGATTAGGAATCGTGTATGCCACGAAATCCTTCTCAGTACCAGGAGCCAGGAAGTCAAGCGGGAATTCACTGGTAGCACCAGGAGCTAGATTAACGACTTCGAAGATACCATCAAGGATATCGCCGCTCATCACGCCCTTACGCAATGGAGTTTCCAATGCCTTAGCTATTTCAGCTACTCCAGCCAAAGATTCTTCCTTCTTTTGGCTACCGGATTGACGAAGCACTTCCGTCATTTCTGGAGTATAGTCAAAAAATTTCATTTCTTAATCTCCTAAGATTAAACAATATTAATTTCTACTTTCGCGAAACCATCAGCATCTAAAACGGATAGCCAACGGCCAACCTTAACGCTACTAGCTTGCTCATTACCACAGGTCAAAGTACCATCTAATGCAAAGTGAGCACCACTACCAATAACTGGAGTACCTGAAATTTGGTCGGTCACAACCGTACCACGACGAAGCAAGGTGACTTTACCACCAAGCTGCATTTCGTCTTTATTTGCGTTGTATTGTTGACGGGTAAGGTCAATATTAACAACGTCATTCAATAACAAACCCGCAGGTTCGTCTTCATATGCAGCAACGTCAGCAACTAAGGCCGCAGCGTCGTCCATAGCAGCACCGGAACCTCCAGTGCTATGAGCAACAATAACGCCTCGTTCTGCAACAGCATCGCTTTTAAAAAAGCTGATATCTGTTAGATGTTCTACACGATCACCTTTTAGAGCCATTTTATATTCTCCTAAAACTTATTCGGATGCTTTTTGGTTCATAACAACTTCGCTCACCCATTGCTCAAGACCAGCACGAGCAACAGACTGTTCATCTTCGCCTTCGCTAGATTCCGAAGCCATAGACGTGTTATCTTCTTCTACAGAATTTTCTTCCACTACTTCGGAAGCTGTAGTTTCTTCCTCTACGGATTCTTCTTCAGAAGACTCAGTAGTGGATTCGGAAGCCTCGGTAGATACGGCAGGCTTCAGGTCAGAGACAGTCTTAACGATTACGTCAAACTGTTCATCATTGAGAGAGGAAAAGGTTTCAAGCTTAGCAGCTACTTCGTCAGCAGGAATGCCAGCTTCGATGAGAGATGCTTCTCTCTTCTTCTTTTTCTCTTCTTCTTTCATCTTGTCAAAATTTGCTTGAAGTTCTTCAAGCTCAGTAGATTTAGCTTCTACGTCTGTTCCCAAAGTTTCAACCTTGCTTGTTGCCTCGCTTAGTTTTCCTTCTAGATCAGCTTTGGCCTCATCTAATACAGCAATATTTGCTGTCAAAGCCTCAATCTTATCTTCATATTGGGAAACGTTCGCGGCAGAAAGCTTGTCAGCCATGTCTTTGTTCTCAGTGCGTAGAGAAGCTAGACTTTCCTTAAGCTCTCTGATTTGATCGTTTAATTGATCAGACATTGTGTTCTCCTTGTGTGAGTTAATGTCAAAAGAATTACCTTCTGTACTTGTATTTACACCATTATCATCTAAAAATAGACTTTTATCTTCTGAGGCGTTAGCGAACGAGAAAATATGGTCTTTATCAAAGATGATACTATCTGGATTTGCAGGCTTATCTACAAACCCTTTACCACTAAAAGTGATGTCTCTAAGAACCCTGCCTACCTTATGATCTTGATAAGTTCCCATTCCACCATAAGCACGTAGATGCTGGGATAAGAAGGCGGTGTCAGCAGTACGAGCAACTACATGATTGTTACCGTCGGGATCAACTACACCATAATCGAATCCATGAAAGACACACTCCATAGAAACAAACTTCTCACCAGCCTCAATTTGCTGAATAAGGTCTGTTGCTCTAGTCTGTAGCTCTGGATCGTTCCATCTCTTATATATAACAGATCCTACTAAGATATGGTATACATCTGGTAATTCAAGGTCGCTGGCTTTAGGGTTTTCGCTATCACCAATAAGATTAAAATCTGAGTCGATAGCCCAGCTATTGATAATCCCTCCTACTATTTGTTTTTCATCATGCTCTATATTAGTAGGCTTAAAACGGGGAGTCTCACGAGCTGCCCAAACCTCATCTTTATCGAATATATCGTCATTCTTGTTCCATACAGTAGACACCAAGATAGAAAGAACGTGGTGTACATCTGCATCGTCAAGACCGGCAGTGACTAGTTCCGTTAGAGCAGCCGAAGCTTTAAGTTGACTTTTGGAGCCAACCATCTGAGGATCATGAGTCGCTACAGGAGCGGTAAAAGCGATAGAAGATTGAGATCGGATTTTGTGCTCAAGCCCCGCTTCCCTTTCTGCTGGGAAAACTGTTGGGGGTTTTATTGCCATATATTATGTCTCCGAAATATTATCAACATAGAATGAAACTCTTAGATCACGTACTTCGTCAATTGAGAATGACTTTTTACCTAATAATTCAAGAGCTTCTGTAGTCCAAGATTCAAATAGTGCATGGACATTAGGGGTAGGATTTTGAGACGCTGTGGCTAATGCTGCCTCAGTAAGCTCTCCTCCTATATCTAAATTACACAAAATCTCGAATTTTAGTTTCTCTAACTGACTAAATTGTTCCGCAGTTAGACTTCTTAAGTTGCTCTTTTGGAATGCAGCTATAACTTGAGGGTTAATAACATCAGAGATTTTCTTCTGTGCTGTCTTAGCCCACATCTCTACTGCCGCCTTATTCTTAGGAACAAACTTCTTTGGTTTACGCGGTTTTGTGTCGCGTGTGTTCTTTGGTCTTCCTGGCGATCCTGGTTGTTTTTGACCAGCAGGAGGACGGCTCACTTTCATTTGTTGTTCCTTCATATCCATAAGGGATTTCTCACCACTCTTACGGTTGTCTAGTTCTAATCCCACTTCAGAAGGAGCAGACTGTCCTGTCTGCAAAGCAATCTTTTTCAATGCATGATCTTGATCTACTTGATGATAAGGGCTAACCTTTTCCATGTCTGCATTCTCACGTCTCTTGTTTTCGTTAATAACACGACGATTCTCAATATTTGGCTTAGCTTTAATGTTGCGTTGTACAAACTCATCACTAATGATATTTCTATCAGCCATGCTCATTAACAAATTAGAGACTGCCATTGGATCATCAAGATACATATAGTCAAACTCAACTTGTGCAGGCATTCTAAAGCCCATTGATTTTTGAACAATCTTTAATTGAGTTGTCCAAAAGTCAATTATGATATTTCGCACATAGTTCAACCGCTCAGTGAGAGTCTTCAATGAAATGAAGTTATTGGTTGTACCAGAAGCACCAAAGGTTCCCGTCAGAGTTGGAGGAATCCCTAAAGTAGCATAGATGGCCATAAGAGTCGAATGATATTTTTCTTCGCCTAAGAACTGGTGCAGATCACTACTTGTTTCTATAAGCTCAATGTCTGGACCCCAAATGATGTCAATCGTTCCACCTCCGACATTCGCCCCTAGCATATCAGATAAAGTAGCTGATGTGGTTGGAGTCGGAGCTAGTTTATGTTCTAGAGAACCAATCTTCCAGACGCGAATCTTAGAGATAGCCCCATCTAGAGCGGCCTTGTCTGCGAGCTGTAATCTTTGATATAGATTTAAGGGCTCAAATGCAGAATAGGTCATAGGGTCGGCCCATGTCTGCCAGTCATCCTTTTTATAGTGATACATATACGTCTTGTCAGGAGGTAGAATGATATCGCTATTGCTAGAAACGGCCTTGATAATATCTGGGGAAATATCCTCTAGTACTTTTTGTACTTCGGGATTATTAGAATCAAGTAGTCGTTGAATTTCACGCTTTAAATGATAAGGAACCTTAAGAGTTAGGAGCTTATTTTTAGTTAGCGTTGCTAGAGGTCCACCAACAGGCTCAACTAATAGAGGGTCGATGAAATTATATTTCCACGGAATTTCCGCCTTTTGGAATTTTGCATCATTCTTATCCACTCTTATCTCAGCGGAACCTACGGACTTCTGCATGTCTAGTCGTTTTGACTTATTCATCTTAGCAGTGAACATTCGAACCGGGACATTCGCTTCTCTGAAGAGAAGATGCCCTAAACGCTCAGAAACAAACTTCCCGCTTACTTCATTGAACCAGTCGTTATAGAAGCGTTCAATACGGGGATTAGGATGAACTATTCTGATGCCTTGACATGCAAAATCTCCCATTAGGTCAATTGCATTATGAATTATCCCTATACGACGATAGACAAAGCGTGAGTACGCCATAATGTCCTTTGGTTTTATAGGTGCTGCTTGACCAGGACGAAACCAATCGAAATCTACGTTTCTCAACCCTGGACGACCATCAGTATTTGAGGTTACACCTGAAAAGTCTCTACGATAATTAGCAACACTATAAGATGCCTCTTCTAAAGCTGAAGCATATGTATCAAAGGCTTTTTCTTGCGTAGCCTCGTTAGCCCAGCTTACTAGAGCTGGTCCTTGACCATCGACACCATCTCTGGCTCGACTCTTGGGATATTTATTAGCTTCTTTACTCATGACGCCCCTGCTAAAGAAAGAATGGGATTGCAATACCTATTATTAGTACACCAATACCTATTGGCCTCTACGTATTACCCCAACAGAGGCAGGAGAATAACTGGCCCATTCTTGAGATGCAGCATACATAGGCTTATTCTTGTCTATAGGCCCTGATCTTGCTTGAGCTACACGTCCGACACCCACATAAGCAGGAGGGGTAATCTCTCGCTGAATAGATCGTGCTACCATATTTGCCATAACAAGAGCACTATAGCGATCCTTCCGCATACTCCCCTTCTTGCCAGTATTCAGCTTTATTTCTGGAGTGCTGAACTTCTCGCGACCGGATGCGGTACGACTAACTGTGATAGTGGAAAGTTCTGTTTTAAGCTCCTCAACCTCAAGAACAACATCCTCCAAAGTGTCATAAAGTTTCAAAGCCTTACTATCACCTAGTCTCTCCTTGAGCATCCTGAACTGGATTTTGTCCTGCTCAGATACAAGGGCGAGAGTTACATTGTCAAAACGAGGAAATAAGAGAACTTTGTCTTCCATATCTTTTCTCAGACCGTGGTTTGCTTGAGAGGTCCATTTAGCGTCCGCAAATTGTATAAATTCAAGGATATGATCTCCGTCCAACACATCAGTATCTTGCTCTTTTTTATCATCAATTATTGGCAAGATAGGACGTTCTCCAGGGAGAATCTTGTCAGAGTCCCTTAGTCCTTCTGCAATAGCATATCCCCCTCCTTGAGCATCAATAGCTAGATGGACACAAGGGAAGGATCTATATAGGTCTCTGATCTTTCTAACACAAAAACTATAGTAATCGTCGGACTCTGTAAGTCCAAGCTTCTTGCGTTCTTGGAAGTCCTTCTTGGTAGTAGTCCATACATAAGCAACTCTATGATGCTCTTCGTGGAGTTCAAGAATAACAAGAGCAAAGTTGTCATTTTCAGAGGCGGGGTCAATAGCAAAGACATACTGTTTTCCAGCACGCCCCCTAGTTACTACATCAAAGGGCTCATCGCACCATCTAGGCCAACCTACCCTTGCTATCATTTTCTCTGTCGCTGTGCAGCCCTCAACAAGGGTTCTTTTGAAAAACCCCTGAGAGTCTTTAGCAAAGCACGCACCATATTCCATTAGATAGATGCCGCTATGCATAGTCGCACGAGAACGAGACACTTGCTGATCATCCATAAAGCCTTCGGGAATCAGCTCGTATGGAATACGGATTACTGTGAACTGATCCTTGTCTAGACGTTGCATATACTCAGGAATTTGACTACCTTGAGATTCTACACCCTCTTCTTCGGATGCTTCGCTCGTATAGCCCTCTCCCGCAATCATCTTTTTATAGACCTTCCAATAGTCAGCATACGGCTCAAAGTCATAGCCTGCTGTGCCGGAAAGTATAGACTGGTTTTGATGGCGATCTTGATAAATCTCTTCTTCTTGCTCTGACCATACGCCATCCTCTTTCATAGCCTTACGCTTAGCTGCTTCCTTCACATTCTCTGCTGGATCTTTAGAAACAGAAGCGAAACCTGCCACAACTGTTTCATAAATCTCAACAGGTATAGAATTGAATTCGTCAGCAATAATCGTGTGGGCACGTAAACCACGGATCTTGGTGCCATCCCCCAAAGGAACAGCGATAGTCCAGCTATCGTTTACCTTCATGGTACAGCGGTCAACATCACGACGTGGCCCACTAGCATCGCTGCAAAGGCTACGGAAGAGGGGAGCGTTCTTCCAGATAACATCCATATACTCAAAGATCACCTTAGACTGTCGGAATGCAGCACCAACAATAACGATCTTGGACCCCGGCACAAGCAAACAACGGAGCATACCGTATACGGCCAAAAGAAAAGACTTACCAAAACCACGGGAAGCGATATACATAGGGAACGCTTTTGTCCATAGCTCTTGCAGTATGACACACTGCTCTGGTAACAAGTCTATATTAAGAAGATTCTTTACTGTCCAGTGGATATATTCTGGGTTACGCATAATACGTAATACATGAAGATGATAGTTCTCCTTTTCCCAATCGTTTAGATCATGAAGAGGATTACGTATCTTTGCCTCTTTGAGGTCATCACCGGAAACTCTTAGATAAGAATATTCATAGCTGTCTACATCATAAATATGCTTCATGGATTTCTCGCATAATTTGATACGCCTGCTTCTCTGCTGTCATCTTATCTCCACAAAAACGAACATCTATCCCGTATTCGCGTGCCGTCTTTATTACTTTCCAGATATATTTAACTGCTATACGAGGTTTGCCATTAGCCCAGCACATCATCTTACGTACTCTGGCAGGCACTCGTGCAGAGAGAGGGTATCGGTCAACATCTTCTTCGGTAAACTCAAATATAATATAAGGGTGTTCTATATCCTTTAATCTTTTCATACAGTCGCCCCAACGCTTTTCTACACAGTTGCGGGCGAACTCCTGTATTGTTTCTTTCCGCTCTATAGCTACAACTTCCTCTAAACCCTGAATACTATAGTCTCCAGTGTCTAGCTTAGTAACAAGAGTACCGGCACAGTAGCCATCAGGATCAAATGACCAGCCATGTGCCGGTTTCTCTCGCGTATCTCTAATTACAGTAAACTTATTCTCGCTCATCTATCTCTGGCTGTTTCATCTCACGGATCATGAACTTGAACTTTTGTTCTTTAGACTTGGGGTGGGATATACTAGCATGGTCAGCAACTTGTGCTTCAGGCTCAATACTTTTGATATCATCCAGACATGGAGCGACAACAGCAGGATCAAGTGCCCAAAGAACGTTTCGGGCTTCTGCCCATTCATACATACGGCGAACTGGGACAATTAGATTGAATGTCTCACCAGCACCGCGTACAAGCATCCCTACGTACCTCACTTCTTCTTTCTTTGTTCCAGCTAGGAACACCCCGCCACCAGAAGAACCAGGGAATGCTGCACACGTTGTTTGGTCAAAGATAGTACCATCTCCAGTACCAAGCTGTAGTACACGTCCCACCTGAGACATAATACCGTTAGTCATGGAGTTCGCACCTGACTGACCTAAAAGAGAACCAACATGAAATAGTCGCGTCCCAATACCAACAGGGGCTTTTTTAGAACCAAGATGGAATGTGGCACTTGAACCCACAAACCCCTTCTTACGTACCAATAGAAGTGCTAGATCATGTCCGTCTTCGGAGTCACTATATAAGATGACCTTTGCGTCCATCTTAAGCTCTCCAACCTTACGACCATCCTCTACAAGCTCTTTTACAATTTGAGCATCACGAAATTCTACGATAGTCGTTTTCTGTCCCTTGCTATCAATGATAGTGCGGGTGGTACGTAGATTAGTAATGACGTGGGCAGCAGTCCATACAAGATTAACCTTAACTGTCTCTTTGCCGCCATCTTTGATTTTAACTTCCCTGGTAATAAGAACGCCCGACCCTTCAGATCCGCCGCTATTATATTGGTTCTTTGACTTGATCGTCACGCTTACGTCTTGAAGATGTTGAGCTACATCTTGTGCCATAGCAATAGAAGGAAGTATCATTGCAGCCATAACTATCAGGCTTATTGCAAAACGTCTCATGGATTCTCTCCTTTGTGGACTAAGCTCGTCGTTGACGTAGCTTATTAATCATTTTGTACTCTAGAATCTTAAGGAAGAAGGCTTCATAATGAACCTCTTTACCCTTAATTGATTCATGGCAACGCTCACACAGCGTTATGCCGTTCGCCATAACAAAACGTAGGCCAGGATGTGCAGCCCAAGTTTTTATATGGTGAACTTGAATGCGGCGTTTAGAGCCACAGTTTGGCCACTGACAACAGTGGTCGTCTCTATCCTTAACATCGTTCCTCCACTTGATATAGGTAGGATCTTGTCTTCTGTTCTGCCTATAACTTCTCTTGCTTCTTACTCTTTTCCCTTTTCCTCTTTTAGCCTTTGCAGCACGCTTGCTCTTTCTTTTTCGACCCATTGATATCACTCCAAACCATACGGTGTACTAGTTCATCAAAAGAAATCTCTGTTTCCCAACCTAAAGCAGTCTTTGCTTTATGGGCTCGCCCACACAGGTATTCCACCTCGGCTGGACGATAAAATTTCGGATCAATAACCACATACGGTTCGAAGCCTGTAATGCCAATCTCATTGAATGCTCTTTCTAAAAAACCACGGACGGAACAAGTTTCACCTGTAGCGATTACATAATCGTCAGGTACTTCACGCTGTAACATAATCCACATAGCACGAACATAGTCCTCTGCATGTCCCCAGTCTCGATACGCATCTAAATTACCTAATCGAAGCTTAGGGAAGCTGACCCCAAGATCCCAAAACACTTGGTCATCATCTCTAGTATCAAGGCAAGACCATCGCTGAGGGGTTTCTCCCTCTACTCGTTCAAACCAATGATAAAAATCAGCTAACCACTTAGTAATCTTTCGCGTAACAAATTTCTCTCCACGCCTCTCCGATTCATGATTGAAGAGGATACCACACGAAGCATGTAGCCCATAACCTTCACGATAAATTCTCACTAAATCGTGAGCAGCTAGTTTAGCACATGCATAAGGCGATTGTGGAGCGAAGGGAGTATCTTCGTCCTGATAAGTAGCTGTGGGTTCTTCTTTTAGTAGGTGTTTCCCCATCTCGCTCAGCGAGCTATGGTTCACTGGAGGAATATCTGGATGGGGACGATATGTGAAATTCTGTCCAAATAACTCGCTTGTAGAAGCTTGATAAAACTTCGTTCGAGGGCTATACTTCCTGATGGATTCAAGAAAATTAAGTGGACCTTTCGCATCTACGTCAAAAGTATATGACGGCTGATCGAAGGATGTTCCCACATGCGACTGTGCCGCAAGGTTATAAATCTCATCGAAGTTGCCGTTTTCCACTATTGAATACACCGAAAGTGGGTCGCAAACTTCCCCTTCCACTAGGGTAACCTTTGGATTCTTGATCAAGTCCTTCAGTCTCTCTAGATTACAAACACTAGTTCGACGTACCAGCCCAACTACCTCATATCCTTTTTCCAGTAAAAGTTCTGCTAAGTAAGAGCCATCTTGCCCTGTTATCCCCGTTACTAATGCTTTCTTCATAGTGTCCTAAACCTCCAGATGACTATTCAAGTTCCTGTAAATACAATTGTTGTTTATCACTCAATAATAATATAGTCCATAAAAGTATCCTTTGGCCCAGCTCTCCACTGATATACTGATCCATGAAAGACTTCCCTCTCTCGGAAATCGCCAACTGTTCTTCAGGATCGTTTTTCAACCATTCAAAAACCTCTGGAATCTGATCTATATTGATCTCAACACAGTCCTTGCCAAAGTCCAATAGTGGGTAATACCACTCCATGAATTTGAAATCAGGGTTCCGAATCTTAATTGGTACGCTGTTAGAGCCAAGCTGCCACGGCAAGCGTGCCCAAGCACAAACATGCCCGTCAATACATAGCTGGAACTTATACTGGAGCTGCTCACGCAACTCTATCCTCTTCTCTCGAAAATAGACCTCATCCCCATCGGCTAGGCTAGGGAAGTGCTCACAAACCTCCTTATAGACCTTATTAAACTTCTCTTCACCATAATCCTTTGGAGGAATAACACGAGCGAAGATAGGACATTCTGAACCCTTAGAATATTCCGCAATCTGAAGACGCTGGTTCGATGCCATGCCCTTACCGTTCCAATATATATTAGTGAGGGAACCAACGAAACACAACTCATCCTTCTTATGAAGTAGAGGAGTGTCATACATTGCCACATGCTCCATTTCGGCATAACCCACTAAATTGTTCACAGAGGGGACCAATATATTGTTGGAGCTTTGTTCCTTTGAGAAGGTTAGTGAGGGGATTCTCTGTCTAGGGGCGGTAGACATATCAGAAAAAGAAAAGGGAATAATAAGATCAAGGTCTTCCATGATCTCTGGAAATCTCTTGTGAAGAGTGTCCATCATAGAGGCGATGGCCTTACATCTCACATTGACTAGCTTGCTGCTTTCGAAAGAGTCGAAATTCTTTAGATTGGCCATTTTCCCCTGTTGAAACCGCACCAAAATATCGTTTGTGCCAAACTTATAATTTTCCTCTATGTCATGGGCCGAGTAACCTTTAAAACTAGATACTTGGCTTCGACACAGAGCATCAATCTCTTCCGGTATCTCTAATATCTTCCGCTTCTCTTCAAGCGGCATATGCCTAGTCATTGTGAATATCTGGTTGTACATCTTTTACAGTCTCCGTATTTAAAAGTGGTTGATCCACAAGCCCATCTTCAAATTCATGATATTCAGATAATCGTTCACGGGCTTTGTTCGCCGCTACCCGATTAACCTCCATATCGAATCCTTGCTTGTCCTTTACTTCAAGATCATCTAGTTGACGCATCCAAATTAAAAAATTAGTATTAGCGTCTTCTGCGATTCTCTTACGTTGTTCACGAGTACCCTTAATGTCCTTTAAAAGCCGCTCTTGTTTTGTAAGAAGCTTCTCGTGCTCTGTGATGTAGGAGCTTTTGCTACCTATCATCGCCCCCAATTGAGTTTGAAACATTGCTAGTGCCTGTGTGTCCTGAAATTCGGGAGGTTTATCCATTTCCTCATTAATAAGCTTTTCAAGATCAGCAATGTTCGTTACAATGTCTTGGCGGTCTTCCATAGACCGATTAACCAGGATTGCAGTGCGGCACAACTCTACGATCTGCATCTCTTCAGTAGCTACAACGTCTTCGTTGAATTGCTTGTAGAGGTCGATCCATTTGTGCTCAAAGAATACGATTTCGTTATCATTGAATTGCTTCCGCATCTCTTTGAAATAATAACGGTCCCGTAAAGTAGATAGAAGGTGCTCATCATCAGTTAAATCTCTGGCCTTGAGATTCTGCTTGTCGATATACTTCCTGATAGGGTGGATGGTCCTATTTAGATGGCGGGCCATTTCTTCTAGACTTAGATCGAAGCAGTTTTGTTCTATATAGCTCATCTCGGCCTTAGAGAGCTTTCCGCGTTTACGGGTCGATGCCATTTTCACTCAATATTAGTCGGATGTGGTTTAGTAAGGTCTCACGTTTAGCTTTGGGCAGTCTTAATTTATTAACAAATCTAAGCCAGTCTTCTCTCATGAAGATAGGAATAGCTTTGTCTATCATTGAATAAAGCTCATTCGAAAGAGCTGTATCCTCTACACTATGAGGCTGACCCTGTAGCATGTCTTCTCCCTGCTTGGTAGACATGAGATTCTTTTTGAGTTCGTTCCTCGTCTCATGTCTGGCGTAAGGCTCACAGTTCATAAGGTTGTCATGAAGCGTGCATTTGCGTTCTATGTACGCATCAAAGGGGCAGTGGTCGCAGGGAGTATCGGGCCGAGCATAATTATTACGTTTAAGATTATAGAGGCGATTACGGACGTGGACCCAAAGAAAATTTTCTAAGGGACGCACGCCATCGTAATTCTCTATGCCCTGCCATGCGAAGAGAGCCGCTTCTTGCTTCATATCGTCGATTTCATAGTAACCGAACTTAAACGTTGAGGCCAGCTTATTCGATATTCTCTCGATTATCTGGAGGACTTGCTCCTCCGTGTACCCCTTCGGAATCTTCATATACTTTCTCAGCCTCCACATTATCTAGTTCAAACTCGATGCCTTCACTAAACGTAAGAGTAGCCAAGGTAAGATAAGGTTCCATGACGATATTACAAGAGATAATTCCCTCTACAGGCTTACCTGTTTCTTTGTCGATAACTTTGGTATTTTCATCGTTACCATCATAAACTATCTTAAGCTTCATTGGTTGTTTGATCCTTTGGCTTAGAGGCATGAATTTCCTTGGCTACTTCACCCTTGTCATTTTTAATGATAACGGGCTCCCCTTCTTTTGGGCCTTTACTCTTAGCCTTAGCCCCGGCTTGCTTGATAAGCTTGGCGGTCTTTTTCTTGGACTCTTCTAGCTCCTCGTTCAGCTTGGCATTTTTATCAAGTAGAGCAGAAATGCTTTGGTCTTGATCGTCCAGTTGTGCTCTCGCGGTAGCGAGTTCCTGTTGTACCTGGGCATGTAGCTCTACGGATTCCCTCGCTCGTAGTTGCGAGGCTTTAATATCTAACAGTGCCATAAATTTTGTCTCCATGTTATGCGAAAAGTTGTCAACTCAACTATAATAGTATATACGTCACACCAGCAACTTTTTCTAGGAGACAGAGGAAAATGAATATCAAATGGTCAGATGCAGAGAAAAACTTCATTCGTGAGAACGCTCATAAACTAAAAGATAGTGAGATTGCGGCTGATCTTACAGCTAGTAGTGGACGGATGGTTACCTTGCAGAGTGTTAGGAAAATGAGACAGAAATTAGGGATTAAAAAGAAGTCAGGAAGAGGCGTTTGCGGTGTAGTTAACGTCGGAGGAAACAGTACCGACCATGACTCCGTTTCAGCACCAGAGAATCACATCTATCAGCTTATCAATTCGTAAGCTCCAGCGTGGGCTAAGGGTTGCTTATCATCAACAGGTTGCTCCTGAGAGTAACTGGAGTTGGAAGATTGAAGAAATTATGAGGTTGAAAGATGAGCTTGAAACTCTTACCGGCTCTCGTGCCCCCTCTTCCCCCAAGTGGCCCCTGTAAGAATGGTCGTGTCAGAAAATGATGCGGCCTTTTTTCTTATCTAAAAAGTGGTCCTTTCAGATGGGCTAGAGCTGATTCGGAAAAGTGGTCCTTTCAGGGAGAGCTAGAACTTGTAGCCGGAACCACCTAGCGATTTTCGCCCCCCTATCCCCCAAAATGACTAGATTGAAAAAACCCCCCCTTTCGCAAATGCCGTGCCAATCGTAAACAAAATACCCATATAAAATACTTTGATAATTATCTCGATTTAAGTGGATTACCTATTGACAAAATGCCGATACTTAGTATAATGAAGAAGTACAAAGCACAACCCACTAAGGAAAACTAAAATGCAATCTTCTCAACCACTTGTTAATTTTAAGCACGAAGTAATCGAACTAGGCCACACTAGCCTATCGAAATTGTTGGTTGTGATGCGTGGCTATCAATCACATGGCTATACCGAGAAATGCCCCGTATGGTATACCGATGGTGTTCATCGTGTTATCATGGAAAACAAAGATAAGGAAAACTTTCTATATAATCCAAATTGGTCGCGTCCTACCCATTGACAACCATCACCTGATACGGTATAATTCAACCATGTTAAGCCACAACGCCACTAAGGAAAACAAAATGATTCAAGCCACACTCATCATCGGCACACGTAAGGTAGAAATGAAATTCTCGTCGTATGGGCATCTTGAGCGATACGCTCGAACATTGGCTATCGTATCGGTAAAAAAGATTCACTATTCTACAAAATAATCAAAAGACCTATTGACAACCATCACCTGATACGATATAATTAAAACATACAAAACAACGCCACTAGGAACGACACGATGCCAGACGGAATGAAACGACGACGACGACGATTTAACCCACAAAGTGGACAGCAAGATACCGCCCGCACAAAGTGGTACGCCAAACACCGACAGATCCGATTCACAAAAAGATTCGGATAAAATCAAAAGACCTATTGACAAACTCGCAGCGATCTGATATAATTCAGATATACAAAACAAAACACTACAAAGGAAACGAAACATGCCACAATTAGCCTTAACTTCGACGACTCCCGTTGGTTCAGTTCAGATTCAACTACGCCACGCCCCATTCTCCAGCGTGCTACTTGTTAGTGCCGCAGAATGGGCGGAGTTTGGATTGCAGGACAAGGAAACATACAACGCGAAAGTATTGGTAGAAAACCGCTCTACCGAGGGGTGCTTTAGCTTCTCTTGGAAGTACCTCGTTTACGATGGTGAAACCTTTCCTAATCCAACCATCGACCATAGCTTCACGGAGCTAGAAGTTTTACAATCAAAAAGAATGAAATATTTAGGCTGATAATAGTCCTTTATCAACCCCCTCTCTTGAGCTATAAGGTAAAAGAAAATGAAAAGAACAACCCCCCTCAATATAGCTATTGCTAACATCACCTTATTGGTGGGTAATGTTATTGATGGATACCCCCAGATACAACTACGTTATGATCAGATCTTCGATGACATACTACCCATTGTGACTAGTGAACTATCCTATCTCAATTGGGAAGGGGATACCTCCAATGGGGTAGCTGATGATCTCTGCCACGGTATACTAAAGAGTAGGTATCATGGTGATAAGCTGACCACCACTCAGGTGGGTAGTGCTCTATCCTCTGCTATGCAAGCAATGGCTCTGTAGGTGGGTGGGTGCCTACCCTCCAAGGGGGGAGAGGGTAGCATCTACCACACACCACACACCCTGCTGCTGGGGGTACGTACCACCCCTGGTAGCTTCCTACGCCCGCCACATGGGGGGTGTACACAGGGGTATGTATGTACCCATGCAGGCATCTACTGTACCCCCCAAAAGATATTGACGTAACCCGTTGGTATCAAAGGACTTACGACGAAAACCGCCCGGTCGTCGCCCTAACTCCTTTCATAGTAACGACTTACGACGATTTTTTGTGGGGGGTGCTATCCCACCCGCATTCTATTTGCCCCCCTCTAATGGGGCTAAGCATAGAAATATAATTTATTCGGCCATATAGCGATTCTGTTCATACCCCTCTAATGGGGTCTTGCACAAAAATAAAATAAATTCCACAAGCCTCCTACCCTACTATTAGCTTAATCGTACCCCCCAAAAGATATTGACGTAACCTGTTGGTATCAAAGGACTTAGGGCCAAAACCGCCCGTTCGTCGCCGTAAACCCTTACTATCAAAGGACTTACGACGATTTCTTATGAGGGGTATTGTGCCCCCCGCATTCTATTTCACCCCCTCCAATGGGGTCACGCACAGAAATAAAATTTATTCGGCCATATCGCGATTCTATTCTACCCCCTCTAATGGGGTCACGCACAGAAATAAAATTTATTCCATGAGCCTCCTACCACACTATTGACTTAATCGTACCCCCCAAAAGATATTGACGTAACCTGTTGGTATCAAAGGACTTAGGGCCAAAACCGCCCGTTCGTCGCCGTAAACCCTTACTATCAAAGGACTTACGACGATTTCTTACGCAAATCCCGTGCCAAAAGTATTTTGAGTTTATTTCGATATTTAACGATGTTCCGCTTGACAGATTGCCGATACTCTCTATAATGGAAGCATGTTCACAACGTTTCTTTCTTCTGGAGTTTCTGCCATGACTAGCCGCCAAGACCCCCGCGAAGCCTTCCCCGTTGACATCGCCGCAGAGTTCGAGGATTGGTGCGACCGCATCGACCCCCCTACGGTGGAGTGCGAAGCCCCCTTCGCATGGACGGAGGACGACATCGACTGGCACGAGGGGATGCGTTCCGACAACCTCTATGAGGACATCACCGATGGGGATGGTTGGGATTGTAACGACTTCAATTGCCAAGAGTTCGAAGATGGCTATTATTAGCCAAAAAAGGGGGTATTATACCCCCCACAAGAAATCGACGTAAACCCTTGGTATATAACGACTTACAGCGGCGGGCGGCGGCGGCTCGCCCTAAGTCCTTTCATACCAACGACTTACGACGAAAAATTACGCAAATAGCGTGCCAAACAAAAAACT